TACCAGACCTTGCGTCCGTTTTCCCTCACGAATACAGAGTTAGCCGTCTTTTCTGATTCCTTTATCTGCGTTGCCACATTCATATCAACGGCTGCATCGAGAGATACTTTCGCCGCATTATTTTTTAATGATGCACCAATAAGATGATTCCAATTCATCAGCACGTTTGAAAGCAGGTCATTAAGTTTTATATCTGCCCCTTTAAGACGTTTGATAGCCGTCTGTCCGGTGAGAGATTCAAGTGTCTTAGGCCCCTGAGTATCTGCCTGTTCTTCCAAAACACGATAGAAGGGTATGTAAAAGTTCTGCTCCCAGATTGCCCTTTCTTCTTTATTGATAAGACCTGATTGTTCCGTAACATCAAGTACGGACTTCTGGAAGTCTTTAAATTCCTTATGAACCTGTGCGTATACAATCGGCCTTGCTTTGCCATCTTCCATCTTGCCTTGATTGAGAGCCTTTAATGCTTCGATATCCGTTTTATCAAATAATCTTTCTCTATCTTCTTTTGCCAAACCCTCGGCCCTGTTCCCCGCGATCCATGCAAAGAAATCGTTAAGCTCGCCGCCGAGAGGAGCAAGTATATTGGCAAGCCCTTTACCGGTAGTATCAACAGTTATGGCTCCATCTTTTAGCATCCTAAGCTTGCCATGCCTAAAGATAGCTTCCAACTTCCCCGATGCCGTATTACTCATACGCGCAAGCATATATCCATGCTTCGTAAGTTCTTTAAGAGAGGCGTATTGATCGACAACTGATTGCTTTATCTTGATGCCAAGGTTTTCTTTCAAGTCAGCCAACTTTTCCGCTACTGTCTCCTTCTTTATCTCAGGAGCAATCTTTCCAAGTGCTTCTTGTTGTGCAGTGGTATAATCTCTACGGAAAGCTGGCTCCACTTCTTTACGGGCAAACATCGGCTGTCTGCCTTCAAGTACGGCTTCTTTCATTTCGGGAGTTATGTCGATGGATTGCTGAGTCATTGAAGGGGTAATATCTTCCCCCTCCATCCTTTCCCTCTCATCAAAGGTGAGTAAAGCTTTATCTCTATCTATAGGTATCTCACTCTCCCCAACCTTAGCCCCCCACTTCTTACCATATTTCTTCAGGAAGTTAGGAATGACTTTATCGTAGAGAGTAAAGGCCCACTCGCCGCCTACTTTGAGGTCTTCGCCAGAGAGTTCACTTGCATCTTGCCTGAAAATTTGCTCCCCTGCTTTAGTACCCTCATCTTTTATTATTTTAGTCGCTACATCTTTACCAACAAAGCGTTCTAAATCACTGTCTGATAGGTTTTTATGAGCTATAGACGCTATCTCTTGGCCTTTTTCTAAACCAAGTATGTTATAAGTGCCATCTTCATTTTGACTATATAGTATTTTATCTAAGACCTTACTCAGATCATATCTATCCGCAGTCTGCTGACCGGAGATCCATGCAACCTTGTCAAAGCCATTCTCAGAGGCATAGCGGAGCATCCGCTTGAGGGCCAGCTCTGTCCATTTATTGCCCGTGAGGAAGGGGGCAGCGGGTACACCCTGAAGAAAAGTATCAACCTCTCTACCGAATTTGTCTCTTTCGGCCCTGAGTTCGAGTAAAGGTTTAGTTTCTGCCTCTGTTGCTTTTTGTAACAATGTAGGCCAAGGCATTGTTGACGTAGGGCTAATATCATATTTTTTATACAATTCATTCCTGGCAGCTTCAAAGGCTTCTGTTGCCTCAGTCCAGTTATCTTTCAGTTCTTGAGGGACTTCCCCGGCAATACCCTTCTTCCTGGCCTCAAGCGCCCAATCACTCTGAACTTCCTCAAGGAAGAGGACTTTATTGCCCTCGGCATCGGTCCTTTCATTGAAGCGGATATGAGCAAAGACGTTTGGCTCGTCCCAGTGGGAGGTTTCAAAGCCGGGTAATGGTGCTGGAATCTTTGCGTCAACATCAGCTTTTTGCCCTGGGAATAGCTGGTCATAGTTAAGCCTAAAAATTGATTGTGCGATATCATCTTTTGTTTGTACCGCCGAAGGCAATGTCAGCAACATCTCCTTGTAGTTCTCGCCGCCGGGGAGGGTGTATTGGGAGTATTTAGTTTTCCCAATTTCATCTTCAAATAGACCAGTTTCAGTTCTGGCTAAATCTTCCGCCGAAGCCTTTGCTCGACCTTCTGTGGTTTCAGTCGCAACGACGCCACCTTCATCAACACTATAAACATCCCATAAATCACTGGAGGGATCTTGTTCTATATAATATGGCGTAATGCCCTCATCAGGGATAGTCAGTTCATTGCCATCCCATACCATATTAATTGTGACATCACCTTTCGATACTTCCGTAATCTGTATCTCATTCGCCTGAAGAAAAGCAAGCAATTCATCTTTCTTTATTGTTTTCTTATCAACAAGATAATCCTCTATACCGGACCACTTGACCTCTTCGGCTTTAACGTCCCTAATAATACCCCTCACGGTATCAACGGGGGCCTTGCTAGGCATCTTGTCGGCTATGGTTTCCTGAAGTTTGGAGAAGAATATAGGGGCAGGGGCTCTCTTTGCATATGCCACCATGCCTGTCATAGACAATGGCTTCTTCCCTTCACGGGTAAAGTCTGCGGCTTGGGCCATCATGGAGCGGATATCACTATCAGATAACTCAATATCAAAGCCCATCTTTCTCAGCCAATTCCGTATAGCTGCGATTGCTTTCTTTATAATGCCGGGGTCGCTATTTGTCTGTGCTATATTCGCAAGGACTTCTTCTGCCGCCTGCCGCCTGCCTTGTTCTTTGGAGAGGTCGAACTTATACTTTGTGGCAATCTTCTGGGCCTCAGCACGGTATTTGATATAGACCTGATTAAGCACAGGAGTAATGTCTTTCCCTAATAAGCCTCTTATCCCGAAGTGCCCAAGGGATTCATGGAATAAAACAGTCTTAGCCCTCTCAAGCGAATCTATATTTTCAGCTATCAGATAAACTCTTCCGGTCTCAGGGTCGAATATTCCCTCAACATCTTTCTTCCCCTTGGCCGCAATAACGGCATCATGGAGATGAGAAGGTAGTTGATTCATCCTGCTCACAGTCGTAATATCTCTGTTTTTCCACTTCGTAGTGATGATATCAACAGCGGCTTCTATATCAGCCTTCAACGGGACTTCTTTAATTTTTTCTACCGGCAGGCCCTCTCCGAGAAAGTCTTTCTTTTTAAATACTGGCTTACCGCCAACATCCTCACCGGCATAAAAACGCTTTATAAGCCCAGCGGCTCTGCTTGGGTTCTGTATATCAAGATGTGTTGTCCGAGTTCCATCCTGTAAATCTATATAGCCTTCACCTTTTATTTCCAAGACTTCTCTTATAGTGGAAAGTTGTGCCGTTGTTGGCAATATTTCCAAATCGATCATACCAGAATTTGCATCAATTCTTGCGGCACCGGCCTTCTGGAAGGCTATCATTTCACCACTGTAAAACTGAGAAAAATCACCGATAATATCAAAACCAAGTTGTCTATGATCTTCGGCTCTTTCTCCCGCTGGGCCACCATCTCTTTTCCCAGAAAAATCCAACAAGGTTCCATCGGGAAGAACGTAACCTGCCTCCATAATGTCATCTGTTATTCCTTTAGAAAGCTTGGCCGCTTCAAATACATCTTCGGGAGGTGTAGGAATTTCATCTTTAATCTCTTCACCTTCATGTTCTGCTATAATTTCACTTATATACCTTTTATCTCCAACTCTTTCAAGGTCATATTCAAGATTCTCGCTCAGATCTCGCAAATTCATCAAGGTATCAACAGTCATCAAGCCGCCAGTCATTAGCGTTTCATGAATTTCTACCTTGGCATTATGATCTTGAACACTATCCGAATCTTTGAATATTTTGGAATATTCACTCGTATCAAGTTCAGCTGGAACAACTTTACTTGCTTCAGTTATTATGGGAGGTTTCTTTTCTATTTGAGCAAAGGCTGTTTCTTCGCCTATTTTCAGATCATCAAAATTATATCCTTGCTCTTCAACCATCCTCTTATGGAACCACTGATTATTTATCTGTACTTGAGTTTCGGTTTTATCTTGGATGATGTTATCTGCCTCGGCGCGGCTAAACATCACAGCTTCGGGAACTTCCTTCGGTATCCGAACTTCTTTAACTCCAACTTCTGCGGCTTCAATGCGAATAGGCATAACTATCCCTACTGTTTTTTTGCCATCCTTGACCAAGACAGGACTTACTTCATCGGTAGTATGAAAGGTGGCATCAGGAAAATGTCTCAGGACATAATTATAATAGTCTTGCCCAATATAAACTTCACCTTTTTCACTGATAAGACGGGCCTTCGGTGCGCCAGTGAATCGCTTATCTTCCCTCAGATCAGGTATAGGCAGGTTAGATATGCTCTGGCTTTCACCCGCCTCATAAGCGACAAATTCAATATCTGTAACCTTGTCGCCCTTTTTTGGAATTAAATCTTTTATTATACTGGCATCAATAGTGGGTCTGTCTTCCCAGCGAGAATCGTCTATCTGTTTGGGTTTGAGAGCAGGCTTTGTAAGAAGGATTACATGCCCATCAGTATGGTAAGGTTTGCCTTCATAGATACCTTGTCTTACATCTTTAAGAGCCTTTGCTTTACCTGCTGTAGGCTTAGGAGGCACAAATCTCTTTGCCACCTTCTTGGCCGCTTCTTTGCCGGGGAAGTTCTTTTTGACAAGAGACTTGAACTCCGTAAGGGCTTCTTTAGTATTGATGATGTTAAAAGTGCCATCTCCGGGAACTTCGATCTTTACCCTGCCATAATCTCTGGGAGCCACGCCCTCTAATTCAGACTCGCTTGGAGCTTCCTTTAATCCATCATCAATCTCGGAAAGAAGAAAAGTTTTTTGTCCCGCAGGAGTAATGCCTTCATCTTTTGCCTCTTCTTTGGCATCATCAAGGATATCTTTTGTTTCAGTCTTGGTAACAGGTTCACCATCATGTTCTGCTTTAATGGACTCGATCTTTAATTTAGGCGCTACTTTTTCCGATCTTGCTACCCAACCACCTTCGACCTCTATGGGAACATAGCCCTGATCTTGTTTCTTGTTGGCAACTATACCGGTTATTGCTGCTGACCTTGTTTTAAAAGGATTACCAGACTTGGTGAGTATATCGCCTTCTTGAGTTAAAGGAAGAGAAGGGGGAGCCGGAACTTTCTCTTTAGTTGGAGCAGCCACCTCTTCCTTGACCACCTCTGGTTTAAACTCAATCTGCTTAATAGCTTCTTCGCCAATAACTTCATCAGCCTTAATCTTCTCCTTGAGAGATTCTATGGCAATAGAGGTAACAGCGCCTATCCTGTTTGGCTTATCCTTCTTGCCTTGGTCGTACTGCTTCCGGTAAGCGGCCTCTGCCTCCTCCTGGGAATCAAAGCCGATCATTACCTTGTCTTCATCGTATTTGCCCGTTTCAGGCTCTATCTGGTGAACTGCATAGGCAGTTTCGCTTTCAGGATTAGGGCCGATATAAACGTCCACGTGCTCCCCGTCTGCGCCTTCTGACTCCTTGATGTATCCGTAGTCAACGTGCATCTTGGATGTCCATGTATCGCCATCCTCTTTCCCTGTGCGCTCGGAACCTTTAGGATTCTCAATAGTAATATTAAGACCTTGAATATTGAGCGTCCCTTTTAGATAATTTCCCGCTTGCTTTTGGGCTTCGGTTGGGTTAATATCTACATTAACAACTTGTTCGTTTATAACGGAGGTATGAATTTGAGAATCCTTGTGTGTTCTACCTGTGGAAATAGCTTCAGTAGAAGGAATGGTCGTATCAGGTCTGGGCAAATCAAGTTCTTCTGCTCCAAGACGTGCCAATCTAGTTACAGGTCTAGCAGGGTCTTGGTCTGCACTAATTGTGGTATCAACTATAGCACCGCTTGGGGTTACAGGGAAAATCAAACTAGATTTTTTTGCACCAAGGCGTGTAAGTCCACCTTTGAGCGAGGACGCCAAAGAATCAATAAATCTGATTACAGGCATCGGTATCGCTTTGTTACTCGGGATGGCAAGCCTATCGGTGAGCATCGCTGGGTTATCGAGCAATCCCTTGGCAGAAAACTTCTTTCCGATGAGGCTGTTCATCACATTGATGGGAACGGTCTCAATAATAAAATCGAGAATCTTCTTCTCGTGAAGCGCGGAAACCATACTAGAGACCACCATATGTTGCCTCTCCCTGTCGAGAGACTTAAATCCTTGTACTCTGATGGCCTCAGCATTAGAAATATCGCCAAACAATTTGGTGTCGGCAGGACTACTATCGCGCGTAGGCTTAGAGATGCCGGTGTCAGCTTCCGGCCTCCTGGCTTCCAGTGAAACACCTAACTCCCTGGCGTCGTCCAATTCCTGAACAGTGGTCCTTTTGCCAAAATCATCTGCGCTGCCGATCACCTCAACGGTCTTCTTGCCGTCTTTAGTGGTCTCTACAAGCCTTGATCCAGATGGATGCTCAATAATCCTCTTACCAGCGGCCTCATCAACATAAAGCTTATATCCGTCCTTCTCTCCTGCGTAAACCTCGCCCACTATCTCTGCCTTGACAGGTTTTTTAGTGGGGATAGCCGCGATCTCCGCTTTCACCTTTTTAGGCGCCTTTGGTTTTTTGGCTTCCGCAAAGAGATCATCGAAGACACCTGCTGGCCTCTCGATCTCTTCAATTTCGGGAGCAACGGGAGTCACAGCCTCCGCTTCGGGAGCAAAAGGAAGTGCTGCCTGTATCGGCGCTTCTTCTATTGGAGCTGGTGCCTCTACCTGTGCCTGTTCGGTAAGTTCATCGGCCCATGCAAGATTGACAAGGGCTCTCTCTATATCATTGGTAGGCATACCGTTTTTTTCTATGTTCTCGGCTGCTGTAACAATCTCTGAACTATCTACTCCAAGACGCTGCGCTGCTGCTTCTGCCTGTTCAGGGCTTTGCTTTATAGCTCTAAGTCGATTTAAAGACCTTATCCTTTCATCGGACATAGGCTGTATAGCATCTGTCACAGCTTCAAATTTGGCCGTATCAAGTTTTTCTTTGTTTTCATAAACATCAGCACCAGGAGCCCACTCGCCTACCTTAACACCGCCTTTATCAAAAACCTCTTCTGGGGGAACAGCATAAACCTTTTGAGGTTGCCCTTCTGCTGTGGCAAGTTTCGCGGCTTCCCTCTCTGCTACAGCCCTTGCATTGGGACCGACAAAAGTGAAATGATCTCTTTTAGCACCGCTGGCATTGTCTACACGGAAAACCTCAACAGGTCCGATCTCTTCCAACCCTTCTTCTTCGGTGGGTTCTCTGGTTATATCTTCCCTGATCTGCTCGTCAACGGTTTCTTGAGAGTCAATAGCTTCCGTGGGGATGGCCTGCTGTTTAATGTGAGCTTCCTCAACAAGTTCTTGAACCTTGGCTCTTTTGCCGGGTGCTGCTTCTTCGGCCTTCGCTTCCTTGATCTCTCTTAAAAGTGTCTGTATATCGGTTTCTTTTTCAGGGATAGCCTCGGCAGGTCTAGCGGCTTGCTGTCTTTGATATGCCTCTTCTACCAGTTCATCCGTGGTAGGTTTTCTGATGTCTTCTGTTATGGCTGCATCAACGGTGTCTTGACCTTCTATGGGGGCAGGGGAGGGGATTGCCTCTTCTTTTTTCTTTTTTAACTGTCTACTTACACCGCCAGCAACAGCGCCACCACCAGCCATAAGGGAGGACAAGACTGTTACGGATGGTGCGATTTCCTTAAATGAAGTTGCTATATCTTCGAGAGATAAAAAGGAACGTGCTTCTTCGTCTGACAAACCAGCGGCTACTTCGGCTCGTTGTTGTCCAATCTGTGTAACAGTCTCAGTGGTAAGTTCTCCACCATATATCCCAGCAAGACCTTTGACGATTTTCTTTATAACATTTTTACCACCTGCCGCTTTAAATATCTGACCCACTCCAACTATAGAAAGAAGATTACCTATTGCTTCTGGCCCAGCTTCCCAAAGTGCATGGCTTTCTCTTGCATCTGCTGTTTTTTCAAGTAACTCTTTGCGTTCAACCGGAGTCATTTTTCTGCCAAGAGCATTTTCTGTAGCAGCAAACAGATCGGCGGTAAAGGCAGTCTTATCCATTTTGTAGGCTGCCGCACCCGAGGCGCCCAACATACCTATTGCGGCTCCACCAGGAACAGGCGAAATAAAACCAGCACCAGCACCAGCCGCACCAGCGGCCATACTTGCAAGAGAGAATCCGGTACTTCCAGATGTTTCAGCTATATCACCTCTTGTAACCCAAGGTAAAACCTTCTCTTCGCCTTTTTCGCCAAGCTCTTCTATTCTTTTTTCTGTTCTGGCCCCGGCCTCTTCAACCCATCTATCGCGCCAATCGATTGTAGCAAGAGGATCTTCTTCTTCGGCAAGTCGAGCTATGGCACCTTTAGTTTGAATAGGGATATCATATAAGAGCTTACCTATATCAGCCACCCCGCCAAGAACGTCATATCCCGGTTCTGGGATAGCAGCCGGCACATCTTCAATAGGAGGAAAACCATACTTAGCCCGAAGTCTATTAGGTTCTGATAATTCTGGGGAGGGCGCTTCAAGTTGACTTAATATATTGGGATCTGTTACAGGTTTACCGGTTGGCGTTCCTGCATCAAGTTGAGAAATAATAGCAGGGTCGGTGACTTCCTTCCCTGCTGGTTCTTCGGCGTCAAGCTGGCTTAATATATTAGGGTCAGTGACTTCCTTCAATTATACCTCCATCCACTTACCGTTGACTTTCTTATATTCTTTGTCTCCAAGCGTTTTCGTATCCCCTTCTTTGGGCTTTGGCTTTTTATCTTGCCCGTGTAGCTTCTGGGTACGCTCGATCTCTTGGAGTATTATAGTATCTTGTTCCTCTTTAGGCAAGTACGCAAAATCAGGATTTTTCTTTAAGGCAATATCCCTAGCTCTTTTTACGAAAGGGTCTAGCTTTACAGCCCCTTTAGCTTCTGTGGCGATGGCCTTTCTTCTACTTAAATCTAATGCTCCTTTCCTACCCTTTTCCTCAGAGACAAGCTTTTTCTCTTTAAATTCCTGCTCGCCTTCGTACTTCTGTGCCTCAAGGTTCAACCGTTTCTGCTCGGCCATTTGTTTGTTTTGTTGCTGGAGACGTTTATTGTGTGACACCCAACGGAATAAGTCAACCATTGCATTACCACTTCTTGCCGGAGGCGTAATTTCAGATGGTATCCCTTCTGTTATTGGTCGGGCTGCGCCAGCCGGAGGGGTAGGGGCAGGACCAAGAACACTATCCATGATATCGGCATATCTTGATCGCTGTCCGGGAGGAAGATAAACCTGCCCTTCTCCATATCTCTCCATCCCCAACCTATGTGCTTTTTCTGTATCGAAAGCAGCCGGTAATGCACCTTCAACCCCTGCCTCTATTTCTCCCAATCTAGGCGTGAGATCAACTGGACCGGTAGGCATGGCACCTGGTATAGCTCCTGCTCCACCGCCCATTGGTGGCGTTATATCTACTACGCCCGGTGTTTTTGGTGAAATACCCCCCAAGGCAACAGGTTTAGTAGGCATAGTTTGCATTACCCCTGCCTGATCTTCTGGGATAGGTATACCGGCTTCCATAAAGCCCATACCTCTTTTTTCCCCTAGACCATAACCTCTATAGGGCGTTACTGGTTCACCACCAGTTATAGCTCCAGTTACACCGCCAACTACTTTTTTAACTGCCTCTAAACCTGGGCCTGCCGTGGTAAGCGCTTCCCCTGGCTTAAGTCCCGGAAGCCTCGATCTCTTTTTTTCATCATTATAATGTGATGGCATCCCTGTCACCTCCCTTTATCTATTCGGTTGCTGATACGCTTGAAGTAGACCCAAGCTGTACCACTGAATTAATTGAATCCATCGCGGCTGAGGCAAGTATTGAGTAATTCCTTGCACCACCAAGCGAAGCGTTAATTATCATTTGAGAGTTTTTAGCAAGAGCGTCAAGATTCATCCTGGCAGTCTCAGTTGCAATTTTAAGATTACCCTCATGGTTGCGAGAGATAAGGTCTTGTTGCCTAAGTCTCAATTCTGCCTCTACCGAACCCTTACTTACGTTTGCTCTATACCTGCTTGTATCTGCCTCGTAGATAGCAACAAGAGCCCTTACCTTGTCAACCTCTGCCTCCACCTTGATCTTAAAGGCCCTTAACTTCTCGGCCTCGACGGTGGCTTTAACGCCTGCAGCTTCCACTTGAACCTTGTAGTTATTATAAATCTCACTCACAGCGGATATCTGCGCGGTATAATTTGAAATCCTTTGCCCTTGAACGTCAGCCTTAACTTTAGCTCCTTGCATCTGGGCTGTATAGTTTTGAACCTTAAGTCCTTCGGCTCTTAACTCTTCCACAAAGACCTGTACGCCGGTTCTATATGCCTCAAGTGCCGTTTGATATCGTAGTAACTGTACGTTAAATAGGGCTATCCCTAGATTAACAACAGACTTTGCAGCCTCTAAAGCCCTGTTTGCTACATTATCTGCATGCTGTATTAACTGAGCCTCAAGATTGACAGCCGTTGTTAAAGTAAAATGTGTATTGGCTTGGATTAAATCGAACTGCTTAACCTGAACTTCTCTTGCCTTGTCCAATTTGTGAAGAAAATACTCATGGTAATGATCATCTATAGCTGCCTGTAGTGAACCGTTTGGTAAACCAAAAAGGTTTTGAGACCACTCATCTTTTATTGCTGTAAGATCATCGTCGAATTTTTCCTCATCGCGCTCATCCCTTAATGTGTAAAGTGCTGCTTCTGCTTCGGGGGTAAGGCCAGTACTCCCTTCTTCTACCTCGGCAAGAAACTTGGCTTTAATGGATTCAAGTAAATCTGATTGATATTCCAGTTCAGTATAATCAAAAGGACTGACATCTGAATCAGTCATTGTATCTACAGGAAAAACCAAGGAAGGATCTAACGTTATTATCTCTACATTGATATCGTCAGGGGTAGCAATATCTTCCAAGATAATCTTTGCCGGTAATTCCGTATCTTCATCATCGGGAAGATCAGGGAAAACAATAGCTTCCGTATCAGGTAAGGCAGTACTATCTACCAGATTGTCTATGTTGGGTCTTTCGGGTTCATCTGCATCAATAGGATCTCCCAGCATATCAAGCGGCATTTCAGAGATAAATTCATATGATGGCGTCCTTGGCATTGCTCCAAGCATACCCTCAAGGAAGACCTGAGCGCCTTCCAACGCAGTTGTTGAAATGGTGTCCATCTGGGTGATCTTTTCTTCTACTAAAGCATCTACTTCTGCTGCATCAGCCATAATGTTTTACCTCGCTCTTCTTATGTTGTCGGTTAAAACGGTAACACTATCTATATCAAAATCACTACCGTCTACGTTTGCCAGTATAAAACTAAAGCCCCTGCCTTTAATGCCCCGGCCAATCTTCACCCTTTCTTCGTGGATCTTACTATTTTCTACGTCGGCATTGTAAGTAAATTCGTTGTCCTCATCAGCTATAACGGTGAAAGTCATAAGACCTTTTCGAGCGAATATCCACGCATCCCTGAGTTTCTTTGGTTGGCCTTTGCCTACATCAGCCGTAGCGGTCTTTATGTGAGCGTCAATATCTGTTCCATTATCGTCATCACCGCTTAATTCAAATATCCCGTTGCTATCTGCTCCAAGATATTTTCCATTAAAACAGCAAAAGGAATTAAAACAATAATTCGTATATTCAGTAACGCCCCTATTCTTAACATTCATTACTATTGTTTTTTTGCTCAACAGAAAGCCCCCCCTGAATAAGCTGTCATATCCATATAATCCATAGGCATCTCACAGTCCAAGGTTGCCTCTCCTCTTTGATGTGCCTCTATTGCCATTTTATCCATGGGCATGACAGCATTTAATGTTGCCAATCTACCTGTTGTCATTTTAATTCTCATGGTATCCATAGACATTACTGCGTTAAATTCTACCAAAACACCCGAAGCCATAGTGACTCTCATGGTATCCATAGGCATTATTGCGTCCATGATCGCTATCTGTGTTGCTATTTTAGCCACTATTGCCATTTCATCCATCGGCATGACAGCATCCATAGTGGCTAAAGAAGACGTGATCGCCACCATTTCCATAGTGTCCATAGGCATATCAAGAGATAACTCGCTATACCTCGTATCGGCCACCATTTCCATGGTATCCATGGGCATCGTCATGTCCATATAGACATCGGGTATCCATGTTTTTGCAAAGGTCTGAGTTCTGACGGTATCTGTTACATAAACATAGGCAGAATCAACGGATATATTGTATGGGTATTCAAACTGATTCTCTCCAGTTCCGAAAGTACCTATGGCGAGAAGATCCAACCCATCCATTGTGAAAACTTGGAATCTATGATTCTGTTCATCTGCAACATAAAGGAATAAACCTTCCGTTGCTATCTCACGGGGTGAGTCAAATTCTCCCGTGGCAGTTCCATAGGTGCCGAACTGGTAGAGATATGCACCATACAGATCAAAGACCTGTACCCGGTTATTTCCAGAATCGGTAACGTAAAGCTTCTCTCCATCTGTGCAGATACCATAAGGCTCATTAAATTCACCATTGCCGGTCCCAAAAGAACCAAAGGAAAATTTAAAGTTCCCCTGATAATCAAAGGCCTGAATACGATGATTGCCGGAGTCAACTACATACAGGAGGGCAACCAGAGAGGCGCCCAGAACAGATTGAGTTTGAAATACAACTCCAACTATATCGCCGTCAGTCTCCGCGTCGAGATATGTAGTGTTAATTAATGGGGGCGCCAGTATGGGCGTCGCATCAGCCATTAAATCTCCCTAAGCTCTATGTTTTTAATATCAAGGTCAAGCCCGGCAGTCCTCGATTCATCACCGTCAAAGTCGATGTATCCTATTATAGTGTTTTCAGTTGTTGTGTCATCGTAAAGGATTGCTCCGGGCGATGGACCTATTATGCCACCAGATGCAAGCCATGTTATATCATCAAAGGTACAGTTTGTGTAATGATTTACATTATCTTCTGTCACAACCGGACTAGCCAGCACCTTGGTATCCTGAGTATACCCGTTGCCAGTGGCTAGTTCATCATCCAGATCCCACGTCAGGTTATTGACGGTTGTGTTTGTCTCGTCTGTCAAAGACGGATCGCCACCCGCTGTAGTCGTGACTGTCATTACCAGGGCAGAAATAGCCGAAATAAGGAACGTTCCATTATTGGCCGCATTGGTAAAGTTGGTTGTCGTTACCTCACCTCCTACCACAAACCCATCAGTCAAGAAACTGCCGGACGTTCTGATAAACGTATTGCCTGCATCAGCTACCGTTATGGTATTCCCAGTCGCGTCTATAACAACATTGAGCTTGATATTTACAAGGAGTCGATGATCTCCTTTATCAAAAATAAATCCATCTCTCATTAAGAGAATCTTTATTGAATCATTCTCTAAGTCTATTAGTTTTGTTACGAGTGCATACTTATATCTATCGCTGGTGATTGCTGTTACCGCCATGGTATCCTCCGTTTATTATAATTCCACTCTATCCAAGAGCTTATTGGCCCCCACTATCGCAATAGAGGTAGGATTGTTAAATTGACCATCTCCATTCCCTATGGAGCCGAAATTGGTTATAGGTTCTGTCTCTGATTTGTATACTCTCACCGTATGGTCTACCGCGTCAACAACATAAAAGCCTATTTTAACGCCGTTGATATACGCATCTTGGTTCATTCCTGTAAAAGATCCGGCATCCACTACCCTAATATCTATTGTAGAGGTCGTAGGTCCATTAAGGTTGGTCACGGTAAGAGATACGGTATATGTGCCTATATTGCTGAATGTATGGACAGGGTTATCATCGGTTGACGTATATCCGTCCCCGAACTCCCAGAGATATCCGGTTACGTCCCCGTTAATTGTAGCAGAGAAGGTTGTTGCTAATTCCCCGGTAATGGATGATGTTTTCGTAGCACCAAGTTCTGTGATTATCGGAGGGAGGCTTGCAAGGCTCCCAGCTATTACAACCATCGTCGCTATAGCCTCACCAGCGCCATTGATTTTCAACTTAACCGTGTAGGTCCCATCATCGGTAAAGGTGTGACTAAAGGCCTGGACGGAACTCTCAAGCACATCATTGACATACCATTCCCATGAAGATATATCTCCGGTAGAGGTATCGGTAAAGACAACGGCCAAGGGAGAGGCCCCAGATTGAGCATCGGCAGTAAAAGAAGCAACTGGCAAGTCGATACTAAACTCAGAGGCTATCGTGACAGGCTGCGTAAAAACATAATCACCAAAATCATTTGTAACGGTAAGCCTTACCTCATACGTTCCTGCATAAAGATAATCGTGTATGGGCTGCTCATCAGTAGACGATTGACCGTCGCCAAATTCCCAAAGGTAGGTATAGCCGCTGCCTAGTCCTGAATTGAAATTAGCTATCACTTACAATCTCCTTATCCGAATGTAATCGTAAATCCCGGTATTTGTGGAACAGACTCTTTGGTGCATGTTGCTGTTAAACCAGTAGGGTTTGAAGGTGGCTCAATATTCTGAAAAGAAAGAATAGTATCTTGATTATCACTATCTACAGCAAATAAAGACGAATTGTCCGAAGTTACGCCTAAAAACTTTAGGGTATATGCTGTATTAATAGTCTCTAATAAAGTCCCACTAAGGGATCTAATTAATACTTTAGTGTCATCCACATGATATATCTTATCACCCGATGCAGCTATATACTCATTCGACCAAGCCGGCACGGTAAATTCAAGTTCTGAGGGCAAAGCTGTTATATTATCAAAATTTGCCCCATCAAAATTATGAAACAAGAAATCACTATCGGTTGCTCCAAATTGAATTGTGCGTTGATTCCTGGCAGGAGGGCTTGAACTCGAATACCAAGAGGATACCTTTACTCCAGTTGTGTAGTTAAATATTAGTAAGGCAGAATTATTCCACCCTACTAAATCAGTTCCGGCTCTACTTATATTTAAAAAAGTAAAAGTATAGTTTTCTCCAGGGACACTAGTGTAGCCTGAGCTTACAACACGGTCTCCATCATAATAAGCCCATAATCTGTTCTCGTCCAGATAGGTTCCGTCTAGTTCATATCGCCATATATAATTTCCATCCACCCCAAAGATATAACCATCGCAGATGATAAACATTGACCCCCAGAAAGTCCATGAGTCTATTAAGGTATTGTTGGTTGTATTATACGTATACATCGTGCCATTAGTCCCTAAAACGTAAAGAATATTATCATATACTTCCATGTAATCTACAGAAGCCGGGCAAGTTATTGGATCAGCTATTACTAAAGACATTAATTACACCTCACATTTGCTATATTTGAATAATCGGAATCACCACCAGTATTATAAGCTTTCACCCTAAAATAGTTTACTACCGTCGAATCTATCCCATGAATTGCCTCTGTAACTCCTACGCTCTCATCTTCTGTATCCGCAAACTCAATCCAATTATCTACTCCATCAGGGGAACGCTCCCATTTATACCCTGTAGCGCCTGAAGCGGCATCACATGATAATAATACCTCGGCATCTATTACGATAAACTGAGTTCTATTGAATGAGCCCTTGACAAGTTTTACAGTATATGTGCCATTGCCATCATATGTATGATGTGGATTATTTTCTATTGAACTTTCAAAGTCTCCAAAACTCCAATAAGGAGAATCAGAATCAATATTAGTAGATATATCGGTAAATCTTACCAATGTTCCACTCACTATATAGGTGAAGTCACAATCCGGAGCTAGATCTTCAACTTCAATTTGCATGGTAATATCTTCATAAGCACCATCAGCATTGTAGGCCCTCAACTTTACATTGTAAGTATGTATCCCCTCGCCGGCAAAAGGATAAAAATAAACCGGATTCTCTTGAGATGTTTCCGCTATAACAAATGAAGTTTGTTTAAAATAAAATGTCCATAAATAACGCACGGCATTAAGAGATTCATTTTTAAAATCAACTCGTCTACTGGCTTTTAATTTATATGAGAACTGAGGAATTGCGGATGGTGTTGCCATCCCCCATACACCATCAGGATCACCGACCCCCTCACCTTCCGAAGCTCCCATAGCCCCAGCCCCCCCTAAACTCGCCTCGGAAGAGTGGCTTCTAGATCCGCTGCCAGTACGTCTAGGAGTAAATGGTGAGGCCGTGCCATATGAACCTACATCATACCCGGTCCCGAATGTTCCAAAAGGATTTAAAGTCATGCGTTCACCATTAATAATCCGTTAATTCGTTTATAATCGATTCCGTCTTCTTTTGGAGGAATGATCTCTCTTGACTCTCCATCAACATCAAACATTAACCACTTCCTTTCCTCGATATCCTCAAGGTCAACAAGGGGAGGGTAGGCCGTAAACGATGTATCATAATCGGACCACAGATATTTATAGGCCGGGTTTGAATCATTGTATACCACGTCATGCTTGCTCTTAGCATCCCACACATCAAAGCCAAATAAAAGAGATTTATCGGTAGCTGTGGTGAATATCCTTGTTATTTGCCTATTTCCATCATTGTCAATATCAACCCACGGTAAGTCTTGAAAAATAAATATCTGTGGATGTCCACCATCCCCGTCTGCAACCGTCTGTGCCGTTAAGGTATACTCTTTAGATGTATAGCTATATGCCACATCGTCAGAATCTTTGAGTTGTGTTATAACACCGTTTACAACTATATAGTAGGTTGATTCAGATTCAATGAGAGTTTTCTTAATCTGGCCCATTACCGGGTCAAGCTGATCACCTAAAATATTCAACTGCCTGTACGGTAAGAGTTCGTCTGAATCGGCCTTGTATACGGTCTTCTTGTAAAGCACAGCGTCAAAGTTTTCATCGTGATGAGCATGAAGAATAGTATAAGCCGTCTTCTTTACCACTATAGGGCCGTTATTCTCGGCAATCCATCTGCCTGTAGTGCTATCAGCTACCCCACCGGTTCCATCGGCAAACACCAACACATCTTCTATCCCTGATTCTTCTATAAGCTGGCCAGCTACATAGAGACCAGTATTTAAAGTTGTGTATGCGTCGTTCTTTTGCATCCGTACATAGGTGAGCAAACCTTCATCGGTAAAAGTGTAAGGAAGCTTAATATCGTTGGCCAAGTGGGGGAAGTTTGGCGGCATCTTGATGTGTCCACCAGGGTCTTTATCTGAACCATAAACTGTGTTGCCTCTCATAAAGAAGGTGTTGGTACTCTGGTCGTCGGCCCGGTGGAAAGTTTCTTCCGTGGCGCCTGCTCCATAGACTTCTCTAACTGCAGGCTCCGCGAAGTTGGCACCACCAGCGAAAGTCTTTACTCTTCCTATATCCTGATCTGTTTGTTTATTGAGATAGAACCTAGTTGCCCCGTAAAGGGCCGCACCGTTGGCATCATCATTTATCGTCTTTTCAGTCTTCACCTCATTATCGTCATCATCCAAGGCAAGTTTTTTATCATAGAGCTTGTTGATAACCAAAAGACTATCACCGAAACCATCAGCGATACCAGCGTTATACATATCGTTCCTTAGAACCAGGCTCGACGGATCATGTTTGGTTCGCGAATGAAGATAAGTAATGGAGTCATCGGTATATCGATTGAATACCGGGTTGCCTTTGATTTTATAAGGCCTGAATGTAAGAGAGTCATCAAGAACTAGGTAAGACCGGTCTGTGCCATCTACATCATTGACGTAAGCACGGAAAAACTCTTCCTCGAAAGATTGATTGAGAGCAAAGCGCCCATTTTTTCCGGATATTTTAGATATCGCCGTGCCGCTGCCGTCCTCTGCAACAAGGCCAGTAGGGTTGAAATTGTAATCATAATCGTCGGGATCGTCATAGGTGTTGAGGTCATAATCAAGAAAATACTTTCCATCATCGATAAGATTAAGTCCGGCCACCGAAAACGCCTTTGATGTAATCGAAGATGCTAATTCAACCAATCCATCCCCCTTTAGCTTATAGACATTTTTAGTATATCCATTGGCCCCGGTATCTTCTCCTACATGACATATGAAGAAGATCCCGCCTAACGCTTCTGCCCAGATATTTATTTCATCACTTCCGAATTTTGACTTAACCAATATGGTAACACCGTCAAGCTGAAATCGCCTGCTCTTAAGAGGTATGTCAGCCATTGCCATAAAAGCCTTAAGTCTTTTAAGCTTCTTCTGTGCATACCCTATCCATAGACCTGCCATGGCGGTGTCACCATAAAGATTAGTCTTTGCCACCTATTAGCTCTTTGGCCTTGTACCAGTACCAGCTTGAACTGTTGTTATGGCGTCTTTTATTAAATTTATGCCCCCGGATATAATAAGCGGCGCATTGCTTGTCGATATATTACCATCAAGCCTGACAAGAGACGTACTTTCCGAATCATCATCTACGGCATTGGCCTTAAACCTGAAATAACCTGCTGTCCCAGAGGCAAGATTAACCCCTTCCCACACCCCGGACTCTTTGGAAAGGACACCAAGGACCGAATCCCCCCATTGTAGGCCGTTTATTCTGGCATTGGCTATGACAGAGGCTACCACGTTGTTGCCACCGGTAGTTGTGCCGGTGTTGGCTATCGTGTAATCTACCCCGCCATAAAGCGCCCTTACGGTAATCACGTTGGCTATGGCCGTGGCCGACACTACAGGACTTGCATCTACAAGCGCGGCAAGCGCCAAGGCTACGTCATCGGCATCATTCCCAATCTCGGAAGTATAGCTGTAAGATGTTCCATTTATGACGAGAGCATAGGCATCACCATCTTGATCATAAGTGATCGTGGCCTTATCCATCCTTCTGGTTGATTTAACCCCTGCTGTAAAAGCTCCACCAGCAAGAGTAATCCTTGCTAGGTGCGTACCCGTCTTCGCGGCATCTGCCGACGCAGGCTGCGACCCTGAATATATATCGATTATTCCATCGTGAAAAGCCTCTTTTTGACCTCCGTTTTCCTGAAAAAAATCTACTGCTCCACTACTGTATCTTAAAGGCATATCCTTTTCCTCCTATTAATTGTGTAAAGATACGATGTATTGTTTTTTATCTTTCCTGAAAAGCCCGGCCCCTCTATTCCAAGTAGAACCGGGTGAATATACGAGTTTAGTTATGTTGGCAAAGCGCCCCCCGTCGGCCCCCACACAGATACCTTTTTCAGATGCCCACATGATCACCTTGCCTGAATACCCCTCAAGCCCCAATTCTTCCCCTTCAAGCCTTATCGCACCATCATTGAAAGACATATAGTCAGCAACTTTGTCTGCCCTTGCCTTTTGGAAATCACCACCAGCAAGGAAATACGTATCCTTGCTATCTGATATATAAACACCATCTTTCACAGCCTTTATCATAGAGATGACGCCATGGAATTGATGGTAATTTTTCCTACGATCAAAGTTGTGCAACATCATAGAATCGGAGAAGTAAATCGCACTACCTACTGCAACCAATATTTTATTTTGGAATGTTTCTATAAGATGTCCCGGTATGGGCCTTATCTTCCCCCTGCCATCGGGATCAATAAAATCTTTATACGCACCGTCCTGGATATATCCAATAAACTGATTGTTTGTAATAACAACAATATTATTGACCTCAACATAAGACATTTCAAGTTCCGGAGTAAGCCCTGTCTTTACAACCGCTGTCGTGTCATCACTAAAAAGCTGTTTAAGCTCCGTGCCTTCGACAAAGAAACAAATATCTTCATTCTCATTGGACCATATAGAATGAACAACCCCTACATATCGTGGCGCCAACATACCATCACGCCTTGATAGCATCCTCCTGGAATCAATATCAACATTCTCTGCCTCGACCAAAGAAGTCAAACCGGAAACCTTATTACCTTCATGCAGGCGTACAGGATCATCGACATTATTAATGCCTTTGAATTGTCTAAATCGTAGGGTAGGGGAGAGGGCCATTATCTGAACGCTGCTCCTATACCTACTACCCGCCTGCTTGTAATCTTTCGCATAACGTCAACCCTTGCTTTTTCGAGATCAATCAAATGCTGTTTATACTCTGCGCCTGCCTTTCTTTCTGAGAAAGTTTCGACATCGCGTTTCATATATGCTTTATATTTAATGTACGAAAATAACAACCTGTGGTATGCGCTGCTTATTTCTGGCACATCGCCATCCGCAGCGAGATCGACAAGCGGCAACCTTTGAACCGTCAAATTTACTGTGTAGATATCATCAGGACATCTAATCAGGGTGAGTTTGTCTGTCTCCCTGCCAAGAAGATAATATAGCGGCGTCTGCCTGTATTTCTCTGAAACATCGTCCCAATACGAATCATTCTTGTCCAGAAGGTCCATCTCGGCCTCAACCAAGGGTCTTAGCTCACCACTTACCTTTGCTCTCCTTATAGCCACCACCTTGGGGCTCAGGGCGTAATCCTGAGTTCCATCCTCAGTAGTTATCTGACAAAGAGCAATAGAATCATCATCTGCCGCTGTGGATGAATCGATGATAAGGGGGATCTCTCGACAAAAGACATCTACAGCTTCATTGGTATAGCCGTTAAGTTCCGAATCTTTCCAAAGCTGCTGGGACTCAGTAGCCCCAACAGCATCATCAAGTTCGCCCCTTACATCAGTTCTGATTCCAAGGAGATCCATTTTTTACCCTTCCATTTCAGCAAGAACAATATCCCTTTCTTTGGCCTTTACGTCAAAACCTAAAGCCGCTGACAATGCTATGCAGTTTGGAACACTACCTTCATTATCCTTGCCGCCTTTGGTCCAGCCATCTATAGGGTCAAGTTCACCTATTGCCTCTTTTATGAGAGTCATCCTTGCCGCCACGGATATATCATTATCTTCCGGCTCTTCAACCTTACCGGACATAAGCGCCTTTGCTTCCTTCTCTGATATTTCAATCATATCAGGCCTTTTATTAAGAAGCTCTGTGAATATAAGAACCTCCCTTGTCCCGTCTTTCTTAAGATATCTATCTGTCATTTTACTACCCTCCCGTTTAGTGTTTTTACACTTGATCTGCCAATATTAGCGAAGAGAGAGCCGCCGTGTCAATACGGATGGTCTTACTGTCTCCCCCAAGTGCTGTTGAAAATATAGTAAATTTAACGCCCTGTGGCAAGGTAAGAATTGCCCGGCCTTCCGCATCAGTATCTCTTGACCATGCTTCCGCATTTAAAATAGCCCCACTGACGGCTTGAGGTGTAGTTGTCAGTCTTGCGATAAAGGTAACACCAGCCTTCGGGTCTAATCCAAAATCTTTAAGATCGCAGATAACATTACAGGCATCAGGGTTAGATGGAACAGGATAAGTCTCAGGCGTTCCATAATAAGTAAAAGTAGCCGGAACAGTTACAACCATTGTTTCAGGAACATCAAATTCAATACCTGCTTTCTGCGATACAATCTTGTATGTACCATCATCAAGCCCTATACTAATTTGTCCGTTTGAATCTGTTTTGGCCGTACCTAACATAAGTGATTGATCGCTATTCCATATGGCAATTGTGTCATCTACTATCGGAGTCGTCGTGTCGGTCTCATATATTTGAATGGTAATAGCATTTGCGCCCTGGATGCCGCCTATTGATCCTATTGAGGTCCTGATACTCCTTAGAGTCTCATCTGTCCAGCCAGCCCCTTTAATCTCGTCAAATTTTGCTGCTAGTTCAGTTGAAGTATCAATGGCTTCAACAAGAGTAAGAATAGTACCGACATCTGCCAATTGGTCAGTTGCAAACCTTGAGGCATCATTAACAATTCCACCAGCTGCAATAAAGGCTGCTCTATTTATAAGTTCTTGATGTCCCTGAACCGAGATAATGCCTCCAATACTGGTAGCATTCATCTTAACTCTACCATTACCGTCAACACTGGCCAAATCTGTGCCCAATTGACCCATATTCTTAAACTCTATCTCACCCCGATACTCTCTAAACAGGGCATTAACATCACCGATGGATGCGTTAAAGTCAAAGCATGGGTAGCCTCCTGCCAAATCGGATTCACAATTCGTAAAGAAAAAATCTCCTGCTGCTCCAGCTAACACGGTGGAAGAAAAACCGCAAGCAATATAATGTCCGGGAGGCAACGTAACCCCGTTCAAGCTACAATCTTCAAGCTTAGGCGGTGTTGAGACGGCGGTGGCTGCTCCAGTAACGGCTGGTCCATGAAGATAGATACCGTCTATAGCTTGATCGTTTAAATCTAGTGACCAATTGTGACCAATATATGAACGTCCGGCTTGCCCTGATACAAAAGTGAGAGAAGACCCTGCCGATACATGATAGTCATTCATCCCTAGAGCTGTGCCAAGACTCAAGGCATCTGCCAAATTATTTACTTTCTTGTCAATTTTACCATTAGTATATGGGTCTGAGCCAGCCGTACCATTAACTGTATCAATATAAATAAAACCACCCTCATACCCTTGATACTCTTCAGTACTCCTGAGAAATTTAGCGGCTGATTTAGTGACATTGTGATTAGTACTTGTAATAACTCGGTCGTAAATACCTTCTCCCCTATAAGGATGTTGCGCGTCTGCGTGGGCATAGGTTGAGATATTGATTGTACCTGCCTTCCACTCAGCCCCAGCCGCATCGATGAATTGAATCTGGATCTGTTTACCGGTCAATTCCGCTACAGAGACAGTTACCTTTACCTGCGTTCCTCCTGCTGGGGCTACTACCGGAAGAGTATCTATATTACCAAAGTCAACTCCATCCTGAGTCACCTTGACATCGCCTGCCGCAAGAGTAGGATTAACCTGATATGCGTCAGAACCGGCTGTCTTTAGGGAGATATAGAAAACAAATTCCTCTCCGTATTTTACTAATTTTTCCATCTGTAGCCCCTCTAACTTCTTCCGTTTCTAGGCACCTTAAAATCTCCGCTTTGTAAATGGTCTAACTTTTTCATTTGTTAGCATACCATCACTCTCATAATGCAAATCAACATTCAGAAGAAAAGCATTATCTTCAAAATCATCATTTCCATCTGTGGGATCCCTATATATCCTTATTATCACTACTGTATCAGGCTCAAGTTCTGTTGCTGGTATGGCGTTACCATCGGAAGTTTCTATGATATGATGAGTATATTGAGCTTCTGCGGTTTGTTGCAGACTGATTGTAGTAGGTGCTGGGAATACCCCGCCGCTATGCCCTTTAGATACAGAATAATCTATTTTCCAAACTACATCCCCGGAAGGTGACGCATTGTTGTGGCTCCAATGAACGTGGGGGAATGCTTTTTTCCCAGGAGTATAATCATGCAAGATATGAAAACTTGTCCAACTTTCTTCTATTGACCCGCCTACCCCCGTGAAAGCTGTTAAATAAAGCCCATTCCTAAACTCCAATAGTGATGGTTGATTCGCTCCCCCTTTAGGTAAGGCTAGTCCTGATCCCAGATAATCATTGAATCCTGCTGCTCTTGCTAAACTCATAATATTACCGTATCAACCATTCGGTTGCCCCTGCAATTAAGCTTATTATATTATATTGAGTTGTAATAGCCTGCCCTGTTATTCCGTCTATAGTCTCTGCTCCATTACCATCTAAGTAACAACCATTGGCCGCAGACATTAATTTGACTTCCAACAGTCTTCCTTTCTTATCTGCTACAAGGGGAAGAGTAGTTGATATGTTTCCTAAGGTTGCATCACATTCTATGAACCATGTGGGGTCGTCTTTAAAATTACCTATTGTATAATCTACCGTTGCGGTTGATATTCCTGAGAAGGCAACCGCTCCTCCAGTATCAGAACTCCCGTGATTATCAACCGAAAACCTTACATCGTTATTCTCTGCGGCCTGTATGAAATATTTATCCCCCGAACCTTCGGCTATAGTGGAATGATTGAGGAATAAATCAGTATAACCTGCATTCCCTGATTGATTATAAATCTGCTCTATAGCAACTGCATTGAATTGTCCTGTAGAGGCCGACGAAGTAGACCCATATTGAAGCCGTACCCCTGTTCCTGCTGTGGAAAAAGTTGGCCTAGACCTTAAGAGGAGGGGAGCATTGTTTGACGGATGCTCCACCTTAGGAGCAGTAATACCGCCTAAAGCAGCCATAAAACCATTAGATTGTACCGAAAACGTAACAACCCCGTTTTTTTTAAACATAAAAGCATAACTGGTTCCAGGGCTATTAGTGTCCGTGTAGTCAAGAAAAATCCCGTAATCAATACCGGATGTAGCCTTATTGGTTTCATATTTTACGGTTAAGGCAGCTTCATCTCCTGTAGCATCATCAAGGATTGTACTGAAAACACCAAAGCCAAAGGTAACATCATCACCATCGGAAATACCGCCACCACCGGGTAGGCCTACAACCTCTGTATCACCATAGGCATAGAGGCAGGTAAAAAGCAGGAACAGACTTGTTAGAAATAATCTTTTCATGGCTTACCTCCCTGACCTGTAATAACAGTCAGCATCAAGGTCTGTGCCTGTGAGCGCCGTTATGTTTATCCGGACATGATCTACCGCCCTGCTGACCGGATGCATCATGCTATATCTATTTGAAAGTTCTGTGGCATCAAAGACGTTGGTTCCAAGATCAGACCAAGTTGTTTCGTCGTCGATTGAGCCCTGTAACACAGCGGTAAATGCCGTGATAGATGTCGAAGTAAGGAAGGAGCAATTAAAGGTATGGTATTTCTCTCCGTCAACAAATAAACTGCCACTTTCCCCTGTTGCGGTAGCGCCACGTAACATGATCGTTCCGGCGTAAGCAGAACTGATAAAAAGAAGAACTAAGAGTATTCCGGTTATATATTTTTTCACAATGTCACCTCACAATTATTAAGTGGGAGGAGGGGCTAACGGGGTAGACGCCGCCCCTCCTCTTTTACTGAACAAATAAATTTATTCAGTCACAACATATTCAATAAAGAAGGTTGCCTTCCCTGCGGTAAGATTTTCGCTACTATTGATTGAAAAAGTGATTTCTCTCTCAGCGGTGGTTTTCTCCGCAAAAGTAGCAGTCGTCCCAACCTGTATGGCTTCATGGTATCCAGCATCCCACACATCCCCGGTTGTACTTATGGCAGTAAAAGCAACAAGTCCTGCGGCATCATCCGTAGGTATATCCAAAGACATTGCGGTTATATCACCAGAACTTTGGAAAGTGGTAAGCACCTCATACCAAGATCTAGTGACTATGGCATTGTCTGGCAAGGAAATTCCTAGACCATAAGAACTATTATGAGTCCCACCGTCTACAGCAAAATCATATGTAGCCGCAAGGACCTGTTCTTCTCCACCGGAAACTTTAAAGGCGCTGCTGGTCGTAGTACCTTGGTTCTCATAAATAGACCTCATGGCATTTACGGCGTCAGTGTCAATAAACTTTCCACCTTTGGCAAAACCTGTTGTCCCGTCAGCGGGAACGGTAGTACCTGTCTGCAGGAGGATCTTCCCAAACCTGTCTATCATAAGTGTCTGGGTAGTTCCTGAACTATTCCCTTGAAGCTCAAGCGTCCCAATTGCCAGTTCGCTACGCCATGCGGCATATGCAGGATTGCTTAGAAACAACGTGAGACATATAAGCATCACGAATAATGATAATTTTTTAAACATTTCACACCTCTCCTTAAGGTTTAAAGAAAAAAGGGGCCTAAGCCCCCATTCCTTAGCTAAGGTCCTGGAACCATGCAAAGACCTTGATAACTGCCGTGTCAAGATCATTCAGCGGCAGAAGATCAATGTTGTCTGCAGCGGAAAAATAATAACCACCTTCGGCAACGATCACCTCTTTAGTACCGGCATCACCAGACTTCTGGACCGTACCAGCCGCACCGTTGATATTTGCACCATCGATGAACCTGTCTACATCTCCACCGGTAAGGCCGATATCGATTGTTGCTGTGGCGCCCTCTGGCGTTACGACCTCTACGAGCATGCCCATAAGCAACTGCTTGGCCTTGACATTGAATACCACAACACTATCAGTAGTCAATGCACCTGTATCAGAAAAGTCGAGAGTAACTTCCTGTAGATACTGTTTATCAACCGCCTGCCAGCCTTTTTCACCAGCGCCAGGAGCTTTCATTGAAGTAATTTCAGACATTTTTTATCCTCCCAAAAGGATTAAGTTAAAAGGTATGGCAAAGGGGCCTGAGCCCCTCACCATGGATTAATTAAGATTTAGCCTTTACGGGCATAAAGAACACCAAGAGATTCATCCTTGAGGACTTCATATCCATAAACCTGCAAGCCTTTCACACCTTCGGTGAAACTTTTTGATGGCTCCACCTTTTTGACCTTATTGATCTGAGATGCAAACGTCAGAGCAGAGATGTGGCCGAACAGGGTGTTGTAGCAGTTAAAACCGCTATCTAATACAGGGCTAAGATTATTAGATGTATACAGAGTAAACCTGTCGATGATACCAAGCCTTCCGTTCCTCATAATGGAAGTACCATCACCGGAAAGACTCGCATCTTTCAGATCAGATTTTTTGATCAGACCAGCCATCCATGCAGGAATAACAAGAAACCTGCTAGTCTCAGGGATATTCTGCTCGTCGAGAATCGTACCGGCATCTATGATAGAATCAAGGATATTTCCCTTGGTAATGGCAACAGGAGCAGTGGTTTCCCCCATATTAAAACTGCCTGAAATCTTACCGGCTGTAGCTCCCTTGTTGTACGCATTGGCATCAGCGTAGATACTGCCAAGAATATCCTGGTCTACCTTCTGCTTCATTTGCTCCGAAGCATCATCAGACCACTCATTCATAAGGGCAAGGTCTGATTGGTGCATATCGACGTCATCCAGCGCAAAGGCAAAATACCAAGCCTTGTCGATCAGAAGTTCCTTGCTGGGAGACTCAAGGTTCTCGAACTCAAGCTCCATTCCCTTCACATACGGCTTGACGGTAATATCGGCTCTGGTTCTGATTATAACCTTATCGCCCATCGCCTTGATCTCGCCTTCATAATCGGTATTTGCTATCGCACCGAAAACTGTGGCTGCGTAAAATTTCTCAATAAGCTTGCCGGACCATATCTCCGGGATAAACTTATTGGTTCCATCAGATGAATAATTGGGATGCCCCGCCGCTCTATCTAGTGACATTTTAAAACCTCCTAAGATTTAAGCGCAGCCCAATGGTTGCGCTTGATTATGTGATTCTGCCCTCTGACTGCGCTGCGAATATATCCGCTTCCATTTGCGCCTTCTCTTCGGGCCTGTCTTTGTATTTGCCAGCTGCACTGTCTGTGTAAAACTGGCTTACCTCTGCCTGAGTGTAAGTTTTCTTTTCCTTGTTAAGATTAGTGAGGTCTTCCCCACCACCTTGATTTTCAGGAACAATCAACTCTTCCAGTTTAGAGGTATTATCCTGTGCTGCTTGAGGATTAAGTTTGAGATGCCTGTTGAAGATTGTAAGCACCATTGCATCATTCAGAGAGTTGTAGGCCGCTTTCAACTTATCCATATAGGTTTCACCTCCAAGCTCGGCATCAATCGGCTTACTAAGCCACGCCAAGAAAGTAGGGTCTGAGTTAATCGTCTTCCAATTGGATAAACCAGTATTGAGATTTCCATAGAACTTTTCCGAAGCTGTCTGGACCTGCGTTTCCGCAACGGTATCAACCCTATGATTGATGTCCTTAAGCCTTTCATCGACAATCCCATTGGCTATCTCTGCCGCCCTTGCCCCTGCCGCATTGTTCACCATTTCGGTAAACTCTGGCCCGTATTGATCCTCCATGGCTTTAACAGCCTCGTTGAAGTTTTCAGGCGTCTTAGCAGGTTCAGCTTGCTTGTTCTCCATGAACTTCTTAACTTGGTCAGTAAGAGTCTCAACCTGGGTTTGTAGTGCAGGAATTTCTGCATTATACTTGCCCTGTATAACTCTGTACTTCTGCTCGAAATCTTCTGAGCCCTTCACAGGAATAACAGGTTGCGATACTGCGGCAACTGGTTCTACTTTGGCAGGTTCAACTACAGGAGCCTTCGCAGGTTCAACTTCAACCTTTGTTGGTGTTCCTTCTTCTTTGCCTCCACCAGCCTGTGCCTTAAGTAAATCATCTGCTCTTTTTGCCTGATCTTGAACGCTCTTTGGTATCATCTTACTTCCTCCATGCCAGCCGACTTCACGGTCTTGGCTTTACCGAGCCGTCTTATGCGGTCTTCGGTTGTTCTGTTGTGTCGAGCCGCCTTATACGGTCTTCGACTTGTTACATTTTCAGGTTCCCGGAGTCTCTAAGAGGTATTCCGGTTGCCCTTTAAACAAAAAAAGACCACGCAATGATTTCCTCATCAACGTGGTCTTTGCCCTAGCGTGTTACCAAGGGTGCGACAATTCTGTTTTGTTACTTAAAGCCTATTTAAAGCACCTATAGGCTTAAAAGTCAATAATAAAGTTACTTCTTTCTACCTTTGAGCCTTTCAAGCTCTTCATCAGCACCCTCAACAAGCTTTTTAAACTCATGGAGAGTGATAAACCCACCGGCACATTTCTTTGCAAGGCTATCGTCTTGCTGAACACATGCCTGAGCAGCACAATAGTGGCCTGCTTCGTCAAGATACTCCATCACGGCTTCAAAGTCGGGGTTATTGTTAAGCGCAACTATGGATTGAAGTAATCCCTTCCGAACCTCGTCTTTTCCTTTAGGTAGCATCAATGGGTAATAATCCTCCTTGAGTTCTCTTTGATCTCTTCGAGAAGGACTTGGCTCTTTGCCAATGGCCTCCCGTGGAAAGTGAAAACGATATCCTCATCGCTTTTAGCCATCTTGTCTATTGCCTCAAGCAAGTCCTGAGCAAAACCTTTGGCATAACCCTTTTTCATTAAGAACTCTATTGAGTCCCCACCTTTTTTCCCGTCCACAAAGAACATAAAACCATTTGCCATCTTAACTACCCCCTTCATTTGATACTGTTTTTGCGGCTTCACCCCCAGCGGGTGATCCGTCTGGTAATAGATTTGCACCGCCCGGCATCTGACCGGGAGCCACACCACCCATAGGCATGCCACCACCTCCTGCCGAAAGGATGCCCTGTAGTAGCTTCTCCGGGTCAAGCTCTACCGCCTTGGCCCCTTCCTCTATCTGGTACGCTAGCCCCTCAAGCCCCACAAGCTGCATAGCCATCTCATTGCCGCCCAAAGAATCCATAAACTCTTTTTGTCTTACGGATAACTGCTCTTTTGCAATCATAGAGGCGCTGCCGCCGGCCTTAACCCTGGCATCACCTTTTATGGTCTCATCTTCATCATAGAGCATATTGAAATCATACATTCTTTCAGTACCCTCAACGATGATATCAATATCAATATTGGATACACTGGCCTTGATGCCTCTACCTGCCGCTGACATCATCATGGATAGGCCTGACGACGTATTCCCTGCACCACCCACCGCAGTATCCCCGTGAGCAAAAGCCGGCACTCCTGATTGATTGTCGGCCTCTTTCTTATAGTGTATGTAAACCTGCATAAGTTCACTTGCATGCATGCTTGTTTGATAGAAGTTGACAGCTTTGCCGGAGTTCATCTGGTCTTCGGTTGCCCTTATTATCATCCATGGAGAAATAGCGTCTAGTTCAGCCCTATTTGCGTTTATCTCAATTGTGGGGCCAGACGCAATGGCTACGTTGTTATGAAGCGATCTTGCCGATACGTTACACATAGATTGAGTATCTTCGATTCTTTCAGGGAGAGACTTGCCCCATATGGAGCCAGGTACTTTCTCAAATGAAGATATGAGGTATGGTTTCCTATCCAGTTTATCAGGCTCAACAATGGCCTTGATAATCTCACCGCCAATCATTATAGCGGTTATCTCATAATCCATATCGGCATCAGGCACCTTATCTGCACCCATACCCCAATCGAGCAAGAGTTGTCCGCGCACAGGCCCGTAAAATTCAAGCGCATCGATCAATTCAGATGAATGATAGTTTTGCTTACCATCAAGTCTTTCTTGTTCTGAGTCTGCCCAAAGCCACTCTCTAAGGCCTCCATCTTTATATCTTTGTAGAACACGCCTGATCGCATCTTCTTTATAGCCCGGATTGCCTATGAGGTTTGATATCTGCTTCCTGCTATATCTATGGCGCTCCCAAGTATAACCGGATATCTGCCCTTCATCATCGATATTGGTATCCGGGCCGGGAAAAAAGTTCCATGGTGATACTCGGCTAAACCCAGCCGTTACTTGTTTCTTAACTTGAATACCCCATTTACCCGTTACGGGATCTGGGACATAAGCTTTACGCTTCTTTCTTTTAACTACAGGAACTTTCATAATTGCAGAAGGGAAACTGCAAAAATCATTTATAACATCTTTGAAAATCCTATACCATTTACCCTCTACCATCTGGTCGTCGATCTTCACGCTCATGCGCTCTGCGACTTCTGCGGCCTTCTCGTTTACGGCAACCTTTATCTTTTCTGTGGCGTCATCCATCATGGCGCCCATAAGCTCATTGATCTGAGCGTCATCGACCTGCTCACCTGTCGCGGCGACACGCATGGTAAGTTCCTGCATTAAGCCGTTCATAACGCGACGAGACATTTCTTGTTCTACTTCTGGGGGAAGGTCTGGGATAGGGGTAGGGGAGAGGGAAAAAAGTCTGTCTTTCGGGCCAGTTGGTTTCAATATATCCAGCAACCACGACATAAGATCATGCTTTTTCTGTGCTGTAATCATCATAAAGATTTCTGAACCGCCCATGGCTTTGATAGCGGCCTTTACATCTGGTTCATATTCACCCTCTATTTGACGTTTACACTTTAAAAGTCGCTCCGATACTTCCTGCTTGGCTGTTTTTGCTTGTTGCCAATAGTGATTGAGGCGTCCGGCCAGGTGATTAAGATTTTCTTCTTGAGGGGGAACTACGGGCTGTGCCGCTTTTTCTGCTGCGTTAATTTGTTCATTATTCATAACGCGAATAAGGCCGTTAGTACCGGCTGAACTAGCCGGACTTGTTGGAATTGCCTCTAATGCCATATCAAAACCTCCTACCTTTAAGGGCGGTAAATAGTTATTTTCAAACTAATCACTACCACTTAAGGCATGAAAAATCAAGTTTAATCCAATTCAGGGGCTATTTTCTCCAAAAGATCAAGGATCTTCTTAAGCTTATTTTTTATGCCATCAAGCATCCTGATTACATCTCTAATCTGGGTTTTGGCTGATTTAATCACGGCAATATCGCTCCATATTTATTGGTGAATCCAATAATGTTACCATCTCCGTCTATCCCCATCCTACTTACCATTGATATTTTCTGGTTGTCAAGAATCTTACCTGCTTCAAGGATTTCAGTTATGAGGTTTAACTTATCAACATCAACATGCTCGTCTATTATCCTGTTTCCAGTCATGCCGCAGCCTTAATTATTTCTTCCAAAATATCTCTATCTATCTTTGCCGCCATTTCTTTAGCCGCTTCTTCAGCCCAAAGATCCATTTTCTGATCGTGAGTTAATGATTCATACTTATTACCCATCAATGTGCTCATCCCTGAGCTACAATTACTCAGTGGTATATGTTTGGGCTTAAATAATAAATCTACCATAACTTTAGGGGCAAGTATCGCAGCTCCCAATAACGCGGCACACTTCTTAATAGCATCTCTTCTGTTCATACAATCCCCTTTAAGGCCTGTCTTCCTCTGTTTCCTCTTCCAATCCTACCCTTTGGCTGAAAACCGCCCGGCTTATTTGTCCTGCTGGGAGGGGGAAGTTTAACCCTCAGTATCTTGGCTATGGCCATAGACATTACCCTGTCATCAAAGCATCCGGCATCGGCCTCTCTCTTCCCGTTCTCCTGCTCTTTAAAACTCATCATCTCTTCAAAGGTCTCGGCACACTTAATGCCGTGGGAGTCTTCCCGGACGTCCTCAATGAGATATTGCGTCATTTCATATTTAGTTGATTTGTTTGTTACCCATCCATAGCGTTTCTTTGACTTATTCGGCGGATCAGGAACCTGCTCGACATAGAGTTTGGCATATTCCATATCATTATGCAGACGATTGATGACGCCTATTCCTGCGTTATTCTTTTCCGGTCCCAGCCATGCGTTATTATAGCGTGTCGCTAAATAGAATAAAACCTTAGCAAATAGGTCTATATCTATCTTGCCGTGCCAATGTGCCACCTGTTCACCCGTCAGATGATCAATCACATCGGCACAACTAAAGTCTCCCGTGGTGAGGCCTTCGGAAATATCGGCACCGACTATGTAATGCCTGCCTGGTTCCGGTTCTTTCCACACTCGGAGCTTGCCGTGTTTCTCTACCGTCCATTGATGATTATGGAAAAGAAGATCATATCGGGCGATGGGCGTCGGAGCGTTCTTTTTGAGAATAGAGAGCTTCTTATTATCAAAGAGGGGATTACCGGAAGTCAGGAAAGCTTCTTCCCATGTGGTAGGGTATTCCTGCCAAAATGTTTCTATATTGCCACCACAAAGGTTAGAGATAGCCCATCGACGCCATACAAGATGATCTACAATAAGGTTATGCTCATCCTTCATTTGACGCTCTTCCTCATTAAGCTCGAAGGTAGAGTTTGTCATATCCTCATATTCAGATACAGGCATCTGGTATTTAGGGTCAATATACCAAGGAATAAAAACCATGGAATACTGATTACTCAGTTCTGCATCTTCATTAATCTCTGAGCTATAGGATATACGGCCCTCTTTATTGATCTTGGCTATATACCTAAACCTTGCGCCCTTGAAGCGTGTATGGAACTCACCGCCGATCCCCCTGGCAGTCGATTCAAGATATATTTCCGTGTCCGGATCTTTCGGAACTGTCTGTAGTAGAGAGGTCAAGAGGTCCGTCGCGGTCTCTTTCGGCCACTTGGCAACTTCGGAGCAATGCAGATAGTGGATAAGCTGTCCAGAACCATAGTCACTCTTACCGGCTGTACCCACACGAAAGGCAGAGTCAAGGCCTGTACCTTCCTTGTTGTTAAACTCAAGGAGCTTTGCATTATTCTGTTTTGTTTGGGGCTTGAATATCTCAGGAACGAGATTATGGAAACGCTTAGTCATCTTAAAGATGAAGTCGGTTGCTTCTGGCTCATGTGTTACTGTCACGGCATACCGGTTAAACTTATTCGACGTATGCCAGTAGGCACGGCCACCAACCCATGTACTGAGGCCCTGTCGTCTGGCCTTAAGGATGAGAACACGGATAAGGCGCCCCTTTGCCTTAATATCTTTAAGTATGGCCTCCATGACGCGCTGAGTCGTCTTGAGTGTAAAAGGAATCAGGTTAGAGCCCTTTGTAGTGTCCTCAATCTGGATTTTAAGGCACCGGGGAGCATAATAGGAAAAGCTCTCAAGGAAAGGTTTTTTAAGCTCTGCTATTTTAGATAGTTTATCTTTTTTTTCTGACATCTACAAATCCTTCTTTTTTCCAATCCCCTGTAGTATTAACTTTCAAAGCTTCCACACAGGCCTCGGATAAACCATCTCTGATAACATCAATAGGAGCGTCGAAAGTTTCCATATCCCCGGAGTCTTCTACAAAAGGTCGCTTATAGCTGGCTTCCATTCCCTCTTCTTCATTAGAGGTCGGGGCAACTTGGCCTAAATTTGTGATCAGGTCGATCATCCTTCCTTGCTGGCAGAAAGGCATGCGGCAAGAAGAAAACCAAGACTTGCGCTTAAGGAACAAAGTAGCAATACTATTGTCCAGTGAATCATATCAACCTCTCTTTTTAAGTTTTAAAAGAGTTCTCATGTCTTCAAGGTGATGAACAGTGGCTTCAAGTTTACCCTTTGCCATACTCTCGCTTTCAGTTTCAATTCCTTTTTCAGACATAACTTTTTGCATGGCGCCGAAGAATTCCTTAGAATCGAAATGATTAACTGATATGGTCGGACCTTTCGATTGTTGGCCTCTTGGTACGTGCTCGAACACTAATTCGATAGGTTGTGCAATATAAAGTTCGCCATCTCTGCGTTCGGCAATATACAATCCTATTTCTCCTGTTGCGAAATCTGACTGTATTGCCATTTCAAAAGTTCTCATATTGCCTCACCGTTGAAATGATCTATGGCATGCTGTATCGTTACCGCCGGCAGACCTTTGAACTTGCTTTTAAGACCGATCAGCTTACCATCATCGTCAAAAACATGGTATGTAACAGTGATCTCTTTATATCTCTTGGTGATTATTCTTTTGCCTGGATGGGAAAGGCATAGCTCACGGCTTTTCTTCCGGCCCCCATGCTTGGCAATGATGGTAGGATTGATGATCGCGGCCCATGACCCGGCGTTGGTTTTAATTACCAGCACCTTTTCATAGTATCCGATCTGGTTGCCAGTGAGACAAAGGCAATAATCTTTGTTCTCCTCGGCAACCTTTATAAGATCTTGAATGATGGGAGAATCCTGCTTGATAATGGCAAGGTTGGCCTCGACACTTGTTTGAGTCAAGAACTTCTCGTCGGTTATTATTTTCCTATTCATAAGTCTACCCCTTACGTTTAGTGTTTGTGATATTTATTGAAAAAAACCTTTATGTGCCTGTTTTAACAATTCCTTACTCCATAGTTCAGGAATAAATGACTTAAAAGAAGGATATACCGCATGTGGAGGGAAAGTCAAGGCCGGAACAACTGGCGCCGCTTCCAAGACTTTCGGGATCATAGTGGCCGGCACACCCACCGCAACCGCCACAAAAGCCGCTGTTCGTTTCAGGAATGATCTACGGTTCATGGCGTAACCCTCAAGACTCTCACCTCGTAACGCTTCCACCATGTCAGATACCCAAACCTCGTTACCTCTATCCCGTAGGGGAGGGCGGCAACCCTTATCCATACCGTCCACGGGGAAGGGGAGTAAAAGCCCCAGATGAGCCCTTTTATGGCCCGGATAGTGATAATATCAACTGGTCTCCGGTGTTTATCCCCACGAAAGATTTTACCAACACTCTCAGGCCTCACCGACTTATTACCGTATATCATGGCTACACCTTCGGCCTTGGCTCTTCCTCGATCATTATTCCAGTGAAGAGAAATTTAAATCGTTTCCAAAAACCCGTTCGACCAAGCTTAGAAATACAGGACTGATATCTGTTTATACTGGCATCCCGATTCACCTTGTCTTGACGGTGTGTCGCTAGTGACTCCTGTAGATTACTAATAACATTAAACGGAACCTCCAACCTTGAGTGTGCTTGTTTAGTCATACCCATGATAAGCTCACGCCCGTTTTCATCGATAAAACGCCTGCCTTGTATAAATTCTCTCTTGCAAGACCGTTCTTCCGGTACGTCGCCGGGACGATAGGCATTTACTCTTGGCTTTCCAAAGTCTCCATACTCGTATACATCACCGGGAACCTCTATTGTCTCTACTTTTAATACAACTATCATGAGCCCACCTCCGGCCTGTAGTGGCCCATCAGACGGGGTATTACCTCACCCACAGATAAATATTCTACAACCATCATCTCGCATAGGGATATACTTACCCTCCTATACTTCTCCAACGTCCCGTTAGGGGGGGTTTTAGACAATGGTGAGCCATGCATATATACCTTCTCATTCATACCATTTGGAACATCTATATACTTCCCATCCTGTGACCCGCCTATGAATAACATATCAACCACCCCCTTTATTTATATCGGATAGCAGTTTACCTATTGCATAGCCAGAATGTTCAAGCCTCATTTTTAGGTGGTTGGGGTTGAGTAAGTCCAGCGGAGATATAACAGCCCTGTGGCCCCATACTTTACCATCCCATTTTAAAATCAAATTGTCATCTTCAAGCTCTATACTACAATCACACTTAATCTTACATGCCTCTTTCATATCCTTAAGCAACTCTACTACATCCATCCTGCCACCTCCCGGCGCTACCCGCGCAATCTAATATGGTTTAAAACAAAAAAATTTATTTTTCCCTCTTGTTATCAGTATAGCAAAGCCTTTCCCAATGTCAAATCTACTCACTACATATCAATTAACTTGATTATGATTAAAAATTATACGACCATCTTCACCCCATGCTATTACTTCAGGTTGACACTGGCACAATTGATGGCCAACATGGGGCGAAAATTTTTTACCATCTTCATCACATGGGATAATATGGATACTCTCATCATATTCAAAAACACCCCACATATTTCAACCCCTCCCATCCTTATCCCTCGGGTCTTCTCTTTCAAAAGATATATCTGAAAAACTTCCGTCAGTTGCTTGCCCACCTCCGTTCCATCTGTACCCCATTTCCTCTGCTAAAAACTTCTCAATACGGTGTCTCTCCTTCGGTGGTATTGCTGGCTCTATCTTTAAAATATGTTTCATGTTGCATTTCCTCCTTTTGTTAAAAAAAATTAGAAAAAAATTTTATCTGCTCAGGTCCAATACTACCCCAGCATAATACCTCCCAATCCTCACAATCCTCAAAACAGGTTAATTTTAAATCACCTGTCTCTACCTCCAATAAAATATCTCCAAAACCTTTTAACTTCTCAGGAGATGGCGTTAAGTAAACAATACCCAATTCACTTGGCCTCAATCCATTCAATAAAATAGATTCTAAATTTTCTTTTTTTGTATAGTGATATAAAATCATTAATTATCTTAAAAATCGGGAGAAAAATTTTTATACCTCTTTGTTGTAGAAAAGGAGTTGTTTGAATAGCCTAGGTCGATATATAAAGATTGCTGTGGACCTGAGAGAGAAGGGGTCAATGGGTGGTGGGGGGTGTGGGCTATGGTGGTCTTGATGGTGCTGCTCTCCTTTATAGTGCTGGCCGCTGCTTCTCCTCCTTGTAATGGATGGCATGCTGCCCAGCTTGACAGGATGATGCTGCTTATCAGTATGAATCGAATAGAGAAGAAGTAAATAGAAGATGATCGAGGAAAGATCAGTGATAATGTTGGTGAGTATTCGGTCATGTTATGTCCTCAAACTGTGGATAACTTGTCATATTGCCTGTGGATAACTGGTGATAATCTCTTGAAACGCTGTAAACCGTTGATATCATTGACTTGTAAGTGATTAAGTTACGTCTTATAACATTTATTATGTAAACTCTTGACTATTCTTGACCTTTTTTCATAGTAATGAAGAGAGAAGGGAAGATGTCGAAGCCCAAATACTCGATTTAAGCGATTCAAGAAGAGACACCCTTGCTACCCCCTTGGCTATTTGATGATAATTCAAGCATCTGGCAGGATTTCATCGTAGTCTGCATCTATGATCTCACCGCCTTGGAGTTCCCGCAGCTGATCTTCATGTGATTTGTGGTGAACTATGTCAACTTTCTTGTCGAGGTGACCTTTTAGCTTTAATCCTGTCTCGATGAACTTATGCCGGACTGAATGATCGCTTGACTCGATTATCTTGTCTGGTTTGTCTTTTCCACCTTTTACAACGATTGTTCGAGTGGCGTCCATTCCTTCTTTGAGTTTTCCTACCATAAATTCATCTGTAATGCCTGAATTATCCATAATTATTTGCAAAGTTGATTGTATGGCTGGTTTTTCAATAAGTTTCTTTCCTTCGTTTCTAATATAAGAAGGAGAGTAACCGGCTGATTCTAAGGCTTCTTTATCGGTTTTTCCTTCTGTTTTTGCTTTAACGATGGTTCGTTGTTTGTCGTCAAGTTTAAGTAAAGCAGTAGTTATTCGAGAGGATCTGGTTGAATAGGGAATATCTTTGATAGTTTCGAGAGGTATTTCGGATGAAGTTTCGTTAATTAATTCTTCTTGGATTGATTGTAATCTATTTGTTGGTGGATTGGAGAATAATGGTTTGGCTGGTGGTGTATTTTTGTCTTCCATGAGATGTATCTACCCTTTCTTTTTTCTTTTTTTTTAATTATTTAGAAATTCCCTATATAGATATGTATATAAATAAGCATTACAGCTATATATCTTTTAAAGTTAATAAGCATCACGTTTATTAATAAGAAGGGAACAGAGAGATATATACATTGAGAGAGAGGGGCTTGTCAAGTCTTTTTTATAGTTCTTTATAATTAGAGGGGAGTAGTTCTTTGTGACTAGTGGGTATAGTTCTTTAGAACCATTTATGGTTTGAGTGCATAATAGTATTTGACAGGGTGAATACTATTAGATATATTTTAATCAAGAGATAAGAATAATTAAATGGAGGACGGTATGATTTGTTTATTATTAAAAGCTTTATGGAGTGCGGTCACAGATTGGCGCTTCTGGGTATTATTCGTAATTATAAGTCTATTACTTAATTTGGAGGGTTAGACCATGAACGCACAAATAGCAAAAGAGATTGACGAGGGTATGAAGAACATTGAGGGTGAGCCACTAGCTACAAGAAATACTGAGCTTGCCTTTGCTGGGTATGACTACGCTATTCACGGAGGCAATGAGTTACTTCCTATGATGGAAGGTGAAATGGATCTAACCGCTTTCAATGCTGGGATCAGCAATGCCAACGTAAGGCACGGATTAAACATAAATAAGCTTCAAACGGTAAAGGGTTAAGACCATGCTAACCCTACAAGACCTACATTGTCCGATATGCGGCAACGGAGCAGTAAAGAAAGGCAAAGGGAATTATATTCTTTGCATACTGCACGGGTGGGTTGAGGCTGTTAAGGCAATAACTTTAAACAAAGAGGTGAAATCATGGAAACAATAACAAGAGTAAACGGTAACGGGAAGGACTACACAAAGAATCTGCCGTTACTGGTTCTTATCGACGGAGACAAGATCAACGATGTTGCTATGAAGCATATCCTTGAAAATACGGGACTGCGCTTCGAAGTAAAAGCTGGACGGGCAGAGGCGCAACCACAAACAGCAATACAGATAGCGGCTTTGCTCATGACTTACAATTATAAAACCCGTTACTATGATAACCTCACCTATAAAAACACTTTAATGCTTAAAAACGATCACCACACAGGCTTTGATGTCGACTCAATCTGCTTCGATTGCTGTGAGGCAAACCATATAAACACTAATGGCCTAGATAAAGACTCTAGGCTGGCTTGTTAAGGGAGGATTGAGACTATGAAAGGCTACGAATGGAGCGACCTTTGGAACGCTATGGACGCACACCCAGAGACCTGGCAACCTACAACACAGAATATGTACGATGAAATGCTGGGAGCCTTGCCGCCTCAAGCTATGAAGCACAACGCCTTTCTTGTAGGCGAGCCCAAGACTCATAACGCTGCGGGATTCCCCGTCTATGCTTGTTTTAGGATAGTGGGCGGCAAGTACGAGGCCAAGCACTTAACGGAAAAGGAATTTTACAAGATTTAATCTCTCCCCCCGCTCTTCTCTTCGGAGGAGGTCGGGCTTGATTGATTAAACAATAAACTTAAGGGAGGCACAAAGACAATGGGAGAGAGAATAACAGCGGTATGTGGGCATTGCAAAAAAGTATTATACCAAGGGCTATTAAGCTTAAATGATCCTAGAATATCTCACGGACAATGTAAACCCTGCCAAGACAAGTTTTTATGGCAAGCCGGTCTTAACCAAAACGATTTAACCGAATTCATAAACGAACGCAACCGAAAGGAGGTATCCATTGAAGCATAGATATGTTTTAACCGGAATGCTGTTACTACAAACCGGATGCGCTCACCATGCCTATAAGCCCCAGAGGATAGAGATAAGTAGGCACACTCTAATCCTGCACGAATCGCGTGTAGCAATGGAAAACGCCTATACTTATAACTGGCGCTGGGATAGGGAAAAGGTAGGGATGAGTGAGCGAGGCGAATATACTGGATTCTTTGTCTCAAGTAAAAACGATCTTCATTGCTATGTTCCTTGGCCAGAGGAGTGTATGGCACATGAATACAAACATCTTGCCGCTAAATATGGCTTGAAAGTGCCGGACGATCCGCATTTTAAGAAATAGGGGGCCAGATGGATAGTTTAAAAGTTCGATGCGCCACAGTCTTTTATGACTACAGAGCCAACCTGATTAATTATGAGGAATTCAAAAGGCGGCTTAAGGTTATTGATGATGAACTTGAAAGCAAGCAAACCAGCTTTACACTTAAATCAAAGGAGAAAAAGTTATGATTCAATTTTATTACAAAGGGAAAAAAGTTTGTTCTATGCCAGTAGAGGGATTAACTATACCTCAGATGTTAAAAGGTAAAGCTTTAACAGCCAAAAGGCTTGGAGTGAGTAATAACTGCATAGATTTTAAATGCGTTGAGGAGGGGATATGAAAGAGACAATCGAAAAATGTCACTGTCAAAAATGTGAGCATGATTGGTGGCCTACGAAACCTGGCAGGCCTTCTGCGTGTCCGGCCTGTAATAATCCGAGGTGGGATCAAGGCCCGAAGAAGCCAGGAGGCCGAGGCAGAAAGAAAGAGAAGTAAGAGAGGCGGGTTAATCCCCGCCTTTTTCTTTGTTCTTAAAAAGGGACATTATCAAGTTCTATTTCTCTTACATATTCCTCTTTATACTTCCCGTCAACAATAGACCCTTGTTCATATCTTACGCTTACAGTATGTCCATTACGACACACCAATGTAATGCCTCTTGTTTGTATTATACGGTCTATAGCTTCTTTGGCTTCTTGAGTTATCTGATCTATTTCAGTATTTGTTTTCATTCCAACCTCTATATTCGCCCTACAAGCGATTTAAAACGTATGGCCTATGCAATCCCCTTGGCTATATCGCGCTAATTCTCCCTATATGCCTTATCTTTTGATTCGCGCCTATTCCTGCTATCCATCAAAGCCTATTATATTATCAACTACCTTATCTACATCTTCCCTTGTGTAATTCTTGAAAATAAGTCTTAGAAGAACGTCAATAGTTTTTGAATAGAGAGTTTCAAATTTATCATCATCCATTTTCCCAAAAGATATACTGTCTGCTTCTGCTCGAACCTCACCTTTGACATTCTCTGTTAAAGTATAGTATCCGGCCAAGATGGTGATATCCTTCCTGAACTGCTTAAAGCTCTTGCCTACTTGTTTCCCTTTATATTCTAAACATTCAGGTTCCCAGACACCAAAAGCGTAATTCATCAAGGCAAAATACTTTTTAAGAAAACGGTAGTTCCTGAGGCGCTTGATCTCAGCACTTACAATTTCACCCTGCTTGATACCGCTATCATCGTCGCCGGAGTCTAAAACATAGACATTGCCTACTTTTCTAAAATAGAGCTTCATGGTTTGTCCTCTTTCATTTCGTCAAGAAATTCTAACGCCTGCCGCGCCACTTCGTTGGCATACTTTTGAGCCGCCTTATATCTGTCATTTTGTATTGCACTTTCACCCCAGACCTCTTCTACTGGTGGATCTATTCGAGTGTATCCATTTTTACCATGAACCATAGCAGGAGGAATTATGCCTGTTTGTCCAATTTCATCTATAGCTGATAACCCTAAGCCGCTATTAGTGAAAGTAAATAGCTTGAGGTCTTTCGGGGAATATTCCCATGTTTCTCCTGAGTTCTCCGGCCTTATCTCTTTCTCTTTAAAAATATCTGTGACTTCCTCTTCAGTTAAACAATCAAATTGCCCTAACCTAACGTCCATAATCTTTTTAAGCTTCTCTTGCGTTAAAAGAAACCCTTTAGGTATTTTCGCTATCTCTTCTATATCCTGATTTTTCATAATCTCCCCTCCTCGTAGCGTCTAATGTTTGTTAAAGTGACATAAAAAAGAAACTCCTCTGACCTGTGCCATTTATCTTCCCACCTTAATGCCGTACTCCCCTCTGTGAACTCCTGGTCACATCTGTGACAGAACTCAGCCGAGACGAGATCATGCCCTTTGCGTCCCCTACCCTTCCCGAAGGCATGTTGCCGGGGACCATTTAGGTGGCAGGCATACGCCCTTGGCGCACCACACTTGATGCAGATGGAGCCACGAGAAGACTCCGTTATTTTAGACATTAGCATATCTCCAAAAAAAACCACCAGCGGTATATCTTTTAACTTTACATGCTCTTGCAATACTTGATAAATGTACCCCTATTTCCTTACTGGCCTTAGTTACACTTTTAAATTCAGCAATCTGTTTATTAGTTACCTTATCAAACTGAATCACTTTTTTACCATATACCCTATTCGGAGTTACCCCTTTCTTAGACTCACTAATCTTTCTTCTCGTTTCAGCACTTATCACTTTACCTTTCTGTATCTCAGACATTTTTTTCTTTGTTTCATCTGTATGCCTTCTCCTTTTTGAAGCCGCTGACACTTTAGCTTTTGTTTCATCTGAATGTTTATATCCGAAAGGAGACCCAGCCGCAGGACAAGCATTATATCCATTGCTCTTTCTGCAACTCTGAAATTTATCCATCCAGTACTGTTCTCTTTCTGTTATTTTTTTTGTATCACAATCAATGTTTTCAAGAATCATGAAAGAGAAATTTTCAAATCCATATTTCTTAAATGCAGAAACCAAGGGTCTATTATGTTCATCTGCTTCCGCAAGGCTGCGTTTATGTCTCTTGTAGCGGTCATATAAATTAACCGTTTGGCCTACGTAAATTTTACCGTTAGTATTATTCACTATTTTATAAATCACACAAATTTGATGGTCTTTACGTGTAATTTTTATCGCTGAATCAGTGAGTTTAGACATTCCAATATCCTATTTTTTTTAGCCCGAAGATTAAATCTTTAACATATTTATCAACTCCATCCTGAGTAAAATTTCTTTCAAGCTTTATTTCCATATCGCGGTAAGCCTCTGGGAACTCTTTCTTTAGTTTCATGAGGCCCCCGGAAACATATCCTTTCATTATCACCTTTACCGCACCAACTGAATACGCTTCGCTTACCTGGTCCATGATATTGGCTCCTCTTCCTCTTTAGGTTTCTGGTTAGCCCAACGCTCTACCTGGATATATTTCTCCACCAATACGTTCTTCTGCTTCATCTCAACTATCTTGCCCCATCCTGTTTGCTCTACCATGCGGCCTTTGTCGCTGTACTCAAACTCGCAACTCAAATGCTCTATGCTGTACTTTCTATCGGTGGCCTTCTTTAGTTTCGTGATAGTAGCAATTCGTTTCCGGGGATCAAGTTCGTTTCTATCTATATTTATATAAAGTTGAGCCCTGTTTTTAGTTCCCTCACCTCCGCTACCATGAGCAGCACCAATCTTTTTTTGCAGTCCTACAATGGCGATACCCGTAGTGAGTTTATCGGCAATATCCCTTAATGCCCCTGCTATGCCTGCATAATCATCATAGCTCTCAAAATAGTCTATAATTGTAATATTCTCAGGGTCGATATAATTATCAAATGAACTTGTTACATCTTTTTTTGCGTAGAAATCTATCTTACTGTCCCATTCGTCGATATCTGCCCCGAAGCTTTCAAGCTGTTCATCCCTTTCCGCGTTTGTCCACTCAGACGAAACATATCTGATTTTATATTTATCTTTATTCATATCGGCAAAATTCAAAAAGAAACAACTCTTCCCAGAATTAGGAATCCCAGCTACAACGATGAGCGATCCAATATTAGTAATAACCCTTTCATGTAATTTAAGTGGCCAAATTAGATCCATCGGCAGGGGCCTGTTCTCTACCCGCTTCATTTTATTTAATTCAATATCAAGCTTTCTGTATACTCCGTTCTTCTTTTTATTCTCCTTGATCTTGCCAGCACAGCACAACCCATAGAGAGCATCCTTCAAACCGCTAACATCGTCGCTTGAAGTTATGCCTAAGTCCTTAACAATTTCAGATAATCTAAACTCGCCATGTGCTTGAAGTACCCACAAGGATACTTTCCCCTCTAAATGCTCAATACGGTCTATAGCTTCATTTTCAGCAGCCAAGTCGTCCATGTATCCGTCATCTTTCATTATCAACCTTCCATTGCTTATACTCTGTTTCGGTCATGGGAGTAGATACGCCGTCTATAATTACTTCATAGTCTTTAGACTCGGTTATTTCGTCTTCCCATCCTTTAGCATTTAGCCACGTTGATGGGTGAGGAATATACTTACCATTGTCCTTGGTCCAGTCCTCAGACTTCTTAGCTGACTCTAAGCCTATTAGTATTTCTTTTAAAAGATCGCTATCAGGGGAAAGCTTATGCCAAGTTTTCTCAGCTTGACCTTTGCTTTTCTTTTTAGGGTATGCTTTATAGAAATCTTCAAACCCTACTGACGGTTCTTTCTTTACATTCTTACCTTTCTTTACATTCTTGTTTAGTAACACCCCTGTAACACCGCTGTAACAGTCCTGTAACACTTGTGTACCACCACTGTCACACTTGTAGTTGTTGATATCCTGATAAGTGTTGTAATTACATATACTTATATGTGTACCATAGGTGTCACAAAGCTTCTTAACGTAACCCTGTTTTTCTAGTAAATCAAGCATCCTAGATATCTTCATTCGGGGCCAAGTTTTGATAGTTCCGTTCTGGCTATACTCATTTTCTTCAGAGATTTTTGCAAGACTTGTTACCAGTTCCCCCCGCTTGACCTCAAAAGAAGGATATTTTTTAGGCTTCGTATTATGTCGAGCCTGTCCCATCAAATAAATAAACAACTTCAGGACGTGCGGATCATCTCTCCATATAGCAGATTCAAATATCTGTCTGGCTAAGAGAAAGCATCCATCTGGGACGTAATTATGTTTCATTTAATACCTTTATCCGTTGTATCTTTTAATGTCTTCTTCGGTAGCTGTAACTAATTTTATTCCTCTGAGGACTTTCATAGTGCGCACTTTCTGCTTGTGGGTTTTTAATATAATGCCTTGATCTTTGCCGTCTGCGATCACCTTATAATACTCTAACTTTTTCTCTTTCATGTCGGGACTCCTGTCTAATTCCTCTAACCTTCTGTCACAAGTTATACAAAAAGCGTTTTTACCTAAACTCGACACCTTTAAAGAGCCGTGCATGTCTTTGAATCTCTCGTCTCTAGGTGCACAAATGTTGAATAAGTGGGCCTCTTTATAGCTTCCCGTGTTTTTAAAATAGTAACCTTTCGTGGACTTACATTTTGGGCATTCCTTTATCTCCATAACAGTCTCCCTTAAACGCACAACCCCCTTGTCATGGAGTTTGCGAACGGGAAATGACCGCTCCAGCGCCTTTCAGCAACCAGCATCCATAACAAGGGGGTTCTATGTTTAAAGTATTTTTTCATTTCAGTCCTCGCAAAAGGTATTTGAAGATCGCCAAAACTCAACGATACTTAATCCTATGGTTTACTCTTGTAATTGTCAAGCCTAATCAAACCTTCTTATTCCAGGCATAGCGCGTCTAATCTCTTTATCAAGGTTGACCTTGCCATATTTCTTTTTATTGCCTCCATCGTCCAACCACCAGCCTTTATGATCATCATCCAGTTTAGGTCTATGGCCTATATTCTCAGGCTTTTCTCTTCTGACAAAATATGAGTCGATCCTTCCGCTATTCCATAAGGAAATATAGATAAGCCTGAGATATCCCATATCCATGTCGCCGTAAATCCTGATACCTCTTAACTGGGGTGGCTGATAATATGGTTCTCGAATAGGCTCGTCAGAATTTAAGCGCAAATATTGCTTCCTATTACGCTGATTCTTTCTAAGTTTCTTATGTTTAGCAAACTTATCCACAATCTATCTCAAGATTAAATGTCCACATATTCTAAGGTTATCTTGCTTCCTTATCTTCGGCCATTTCTAATGCCATAGCTGTCGCTCTCAATCTGTTGCTCATAATCCCCTGCGTCACAATGTTAGGATGCTTCTTCACAATCCTTTCAGCTTCTTCCTCTGTTTTATTGTTTTCGGCAACAAGTAACTTCTTCAATAACTTTATAAAATCATTCATTGACTTATCCTCTCTATTAATAGCGCAAGATAACAATGCGCTTCACACGGAAAGTCACCTGCGGTGCCTTCCGGTGATCTTGGTCGTTAGACAAAAGCCACAATATGAAGCTCTCTTGCTTTCTGTCCAGTTTCTACATAAAGCATATCTTTCAGCTTGGCTTCAATTTCCTCTTTGTCCATGTTAAATATTTCTATTTTAACTTTCCCTGTAAATTTTTGCCCTTCGATAGTCACGCCTTCAAACCTTACTTTCCCACTCTGCCCAAATAACCTTGTTAACCATCCCATGTCAACCTCCATTTTGTCTAACCCCGCGCTCAACCACGGATTGTCTTCACTCCGTTCAGCCAACAGGGTTAGCTTTTTCGTTAGGTGTTTAAAATATGAATCCATCAGAAAAATTTTTATATTATAGTTCCATGCAACCATCTGATCTTTGTCATGCTATTGCTCAACTTGGTGGCACCAGCTCAGACTTCGAGATTATTAAACTTGTTCTAAAAAACAAGTCACTTGAAGAGCAACATAGTCTCAACGAACAACTTCTTGAAGAACAACTTCGCGCCAACCATAATCTTGCCTCCGATCAATCTTCTTCTGCTAGACGTCTTCACGATAAACAAGCTGAACTTACACGTGAAATTTATCAGAAACAAGAAGACCTCACTCTTGAAATTCACGGCAAGCAAATTGCTTTATCTAAAAAATTAGCAATTTTTGCTTTCATTGGTGCCCTGCTTGGAGCTTTAATAGCAGCCACAGCGTCAATGGGCACGATATACCTCCAAGCAAAAATGAAAAATACAGTGTCTCAAGAAGTATCCGCTTCTCAGTCATCGGCTCTTCATAAAAAAACAGCCGAACCGTTGCCGCAAAAGGAAGATATTTCAACCAACGCTTCATCACCTAACCCCACGCTCAACCAGACCACTAACAGAGGTGTCAAGTTGGATAAGGGAAAGGTTAATAAATAATAATGCTAACTTGAGGGCTTTAGCCTTTACCCCGTGGCTGGTTAGCTCCATCGTTATGCGCTAAACCCGTTAGCAACACACAATGCCTCATTTAATTGCTCTTCAAGGGTTTTATCTCCCCCATCTATATGCATGTCCTCTCCTCCGTTTCCGTTCTGGCTAATTAACTCCACCCAGGCCGCACCGTTTTCCATGCACAAGTTTATTTCCCAGCCTTCCGGCAATTGACCGCATATCTTATTTATCATCTCTTCCAATTTATCCTCCTTAATTAGCCAGCGCATAACAAAGCGCTGAAATTTCGACTGCCAACACTTCGTTTATGTCAGCGATTTAGCTCACAGTTATGGCACAATCCTAAAATGTTTCGCGCCCTTCTTCTAGGGCTTGACGATAATCTTCTGTTCTCTTCTTTACGGTTTCAAGAAATTGATTGCATAAGCTACACACTTCGGGCTTGCCTCTGTCTCTAGGCGCTCTCTGTTCGTCCGAGCCTCTCCAAGAATGTTCTCCACTTGTAGAGTTTTTACATCTTAATAATCCGTTTACCAACCCCATTTTTTTATCCTCCTAGATAATCATGTGCCATAACACGCCATTGCAGCGCATCGCTAACGCTCGCTCTGAATTCATAGTTATCTGTTCCCCATTAATATCTGCAATCCCTTTATCCCTCTAATAAACATTTGCTTATCATCCGATTCCCATCCGGTAATCACATTTTTTGCCGCATCTTCGAAACAGGTTTGAATGGTTTCTAGTCCCTCACATCTTTCTTTTAATAGCTCCACAGATAACCCGGCGCTGCAAGGTACTTCGGCCACGGGTTCTGTCTGGGCTTTAAGGGGTTTATAGTCACAACACTCTTCAGCTTTATACATATCTGACGCACTACAGTTATCCACACAGTTTTCATCATATCCATCACATTCTGTATTTACACAATCCATCTTTCCGCCTCCTCCAGCGTCCGAAGACCCTGAGCTTAATTGTTCTACCGCTTTTCTTTTCCCAAGCAACTTTCACACATTGGTATTCCTAATTTATGCTTGAATATATATTTTACAGCTTCCGGTCCAGATTGCTCGGGTAGCTTATTATTTTCCTCGGCAGTCAATTTAATAGTCCAAGCCAGATAACTCGGGCATCCATCCACTAAGCATGGGCATGGCCCCCAAAGTTCCCCCACGGTAAAATATCTAGGCGCGGCAGAACCAGGCGCTGCAAGGGACTCGCTACCACTAGTTTCGTCTGGGGTTTTCGCTTCTTCAGTCATTGTCTTAATTCCTCCTTTGTCTCAGGTGGCCCGCAAGCCCCTGATCTTGGTCGTTATGCCTTTGGTGCTGCATAGAATATATGGTTTAATATCTCTAAACCAATTTTATCGGATACATGATTCCAAGCGTCGCCCTCCATAATAGCTATTGCTTCGCTGGGGGATACCCCACCACACTCCATCAGTTGTTTTAAAGTTTGCCCGAGTTTCCTTTCAGCCAGTTCCTCGCTTAGTTTTGAGAAGGGGATTGTCCGATCCCACTTTTTACCTTCTCCAAGCACGACAGGCATAACAAATTTATGCAACCGACCGCTAACCGTTGTCTCACTTTGATCTGTGTTGCTTTCTGTTCCCGTTTCAGTGTTCATAGGTCTCCCTTCTAAATGCGGCCGCTGATAATGGCGTTATCCTTCCCTTTAATGAATCCACTGTAATAGTGGATTCAATGAAATTAAGGATCGTGAGGCCCGTTAGGTATCAATGCAATTGACAGTTGATTGACAGGCTTTGTTGCCACCTCACAAATTGTAGATCAAAAAGGGATGTCGTCGTCCTCGAAGTCTGGTTCTCCATCGCTTGAGCTTTGTTGGCCACCAGACGAAGCAGAACTGTCACCAGTAGACGGAGAGGAAGAACCCGAAGCCTGACCAAGCATAGTCATAACGTGACACACAACCTCTGTAGTCTGCTTCTTATTACCCTCTTTATCGTCCCACTCCCTTGTCTGATTTTTACCCTCGACGTAAATTTGTTTTCCTTTAGAGAGATATTCCCCTGATATTTCAGCCAGCTTCCCCCAGATCACAATGCGATGAAATTCTGTCTTGTCCTCTTTTGTGCCGTCTTTTTTCGTCCACCTTTCATTAGTTGCAAGACTAAAACTCGTCACGGCCTGGCCGCTTTTTGTGTATCTCACTTCAAGGTCATGACACACATTACCAATGAGCTGGACCTTATTTAAACCTGACATATTTAAACCTCCTTATTTTAAATTATAATATTTTCGTCGTATCCTTAGTGCATCGGCAGTTATATTTAAAAATTTAGCTGCCTCTTTAAATGTTTTTGTTTGCGCGATAACATCTATTACTTTGTCTTTAGTTATATCAGACCTCCACTGGTTATGACTTTCTTTTTGATTTGTACCCTTCCTGAGACGCCTAAATTTTGCCCTTGTTTCTTCCGAAGCCTTTTTCCCGGTTTGATGAAGTCGGTTGTGCTGGCTCCGAGACATCAACTCTAAATTTTCTAACCTGTTATCGTCCCTTACCCCATTTTTATGATGGACAATCTCATCTGCTAACAGGTTTCTGCCAAGATGTTTTTCCATGACAAGTACATGCTCACACCGATAGGTATTTTTGGATATTAATATTCTTTTGTATCCACAAGCATCATAATAATATCCACCTTTCCAGTTGGTGTGTTCCTCGCCTTCTTTGAACTGAGTTGATTCACTTGCCATGGCAACCTACTCCTTTTTATGTGTTTTCTTATAGTGACAGTGGTAGCACATTATCTGCAACTCTTCAGATGGACAATTCATTTTCTCAGCAAACTCCCCTATCTCTTTAAACGTCCTACATGAACCAGCGTCAGTCTTATGATCTCTTTGGTATGCCGGAACATCTTTCATCTTCTTGCCATCGGCAGTAGGAACCTTAATTCTTTGGTCAAGATAATATAACGTACCGCAGTCAGCGCAAGGCACTACCCACTTCTTTCTACTACCGTCGGTGCATGGTATTCGTGCCTTTAAGACTACATCTTTATACATTTTACTATTGCGCCATTCCTTCCTTATGGCTGCTCTAAACTTACCAAAGAAAGCCGCTTCCGTCATACCGTATACCGGATGAATCTCACCACGCTTACCCATAATATCTCCTTAAATGAATTGTGAGGGCAGGGATTTGACAGGATGGAGCGCCAGCCATTGTCTCCGTTTTATTTGTGGCTATCAATTTGTTACCTGTATAGTCACCCTGCAATTGCCATTACTCTCTTCTGCCTCTACTATTGCGACATCGACAAGGTTGTAGAAATTAGACACCTGCGTTTACCTATTCCGCCACCTCACAAATTGAATTACTTTTTACCTGTTTTCTCAAGACCTTTGATGATCTGATTAGCCTGATCTTTACTTAGGCCGTCAACCGCAGGTATCTTGATCTCGAAGTTGAAAGTAATCCAATCAAGCTGCTCGTCTTCGGACTTAAGGCCCATCTCGCTCATAACGGTTTGAATCTTCTTGATCTGTGCAGGAGAGGCACTACCCTTTGGTTTGGCAGCTTCCTTCTTCTCGGGGCTTCCAGGGGCTGCTTCCGGTTTCTTCTCTACCGACGCCTCTTCACCTCTTGGAGTCTCGTTCATATCTGTGTATTCAGCCTCTTCCGAATTATCACAGCCGAATCTATTGAGGATATCTTTAGCCTTATCACCCTTCTTTTTGACCTCGAAGCCCTCATGCTCATTTAAGACCTGAATAGCCTCGGCCATGCGATCTGTCTGGGGTAGAGTCTTGTAGTGCCGTTTCATTACCGTTTTTTTAGACATCTCCCCGTATTGATTTTTCCAAGCTGGGGATTCAGGGCATTGAGAGGTCTTCCTTGTGGCCTCAATTTCATGCCTCTCCATGACCAGAAAAGACTTATCCCCGTTATGCAGGGTTGCTCTGGAATAAACAGCTATTAATGGAGCTTGTGGGTCGCGTGGGAATTTTGGGATATGATGAACGTGAGGATTTTCGGAACCCTGTATTATTCCAAAGTCGTCACCCTCGAAAACCTCTACAGCATCCCAATGGGTAACGCTTCCGGTATCGGTTGCAATCTTAATGAGGCCCCTGTAAGAGAAATCTAGGCAGCAGGACATTACTTTTTTGCCGTCTACCATTATATTTCTAGGTATAAGAAACGCCTGTTGTAGCGCAGGATTTAATGTTGCACCTGTCAAAGCTATGTTTGTGACAGCGTTTTTAATCGTTTGAGGCGCACATCTTTGTAAGTACGAACTCCCCCTTAATATCTGCAAGGCATACATAATCTCCTTACTGAAAGTTGCCTCATCGGAAACCTTTAAGAAGGCACCTTTAGCCTCCAGCGCCATCAGTTCAAACTGTTTTCTTTCAGACATAATTTTCTCCTTTCGTTATTGTATTTAAAAGATTGATGGGGGCTATATCCTACAAGATAACGCACATCAAATGCTTTGCAAGACACCATTGCCTCAGAGTATGAAGTTCCAACACTATTGTTTTAGCTTCACCTCACCCCATCAAATTGAATTAAATTAGTTCTTTTTCTGAATCAGTTATTTTCCTATAAGCTAATTCAAAAGCTTCTTTGGGAGACCAGCTTGTATATCCGTCCGGGTATTTTACCTTATAGCCTTTCCTTCCAACGGCCTCGGTAGGTACAGGAGCTTCTTTTTCATCTAAAAAAGCGCCCTGTGTCATTTTTTCTGCTTGTATTATCTTGCATCCTATATACGATTTCATTTTATTATCCTTTATTGAATTATTAAAGTTCGCTTTGATCTGGCTCTCGCCAATCAAGAACATAAGGTGGCCAGTATCCGGTTTCCATACATTCCTTTACCTGGCCTAAAAGCTTTTTATATTCCACTCTCCCCCTGGTCATACTTTCTTCGCCCACAGGATAACAACCTGTTAGATATGGAGGTTTCTTCTCTACTACAGGGAAAACAAAGGCATCAAACTCTGAACCTGTTGCCGCATTGTATCCATCAAGATAAAAAGCAGCCTGCCGATCATAACCATAATCCCACATAGATCTTTTGAATGCATGGTAGGCCGCACCCTTCGCAGATTTAAGATCAGCTAAAGCATTGTTGTCACCAGTGGGTATCCAATCAGGTCTACACTTACACCTTAGCCCCGTGTCTTCATCTATCCAGATAACAGTTTGCTCAGGAATACCGTCTTTTAAGACCTCTTTGCTTAGAGGATGTTTCTTGACCGCAGAGTCCATCCCTTTGAGGTGTTTGTAGTCTTCCAAGCTTATGAGAGCTTTGCCTATATTTTGAGCCTTAAATTTTGCTATGGCAGCCTTATAATCAGTTGTATTACGCCATCCTTTAGGGTTTCTATCGGCAGGGCAGGGCGGGTCAGGAGAAACAGCAAACTCGTTATTGAAAACAACGGGGCCTTCCAAGACTAAGGCGTGAAAGGCTCGTCCGAAAACAAAGTGATCTGCCTCACTATTCTGTTGAAGTATGGCATTAGCAGGGCAATACTTGAATTTTTGCAGCCAAGAGTTGCTTACCCCCTCAATTTTATTGTGATAGTCTTCATTGGAGATATCTGGATAGATACCTGGCTCAAGGATTATCTTCTCCGGGATATCACTCATACGATCTTCCCCCCGTGGCGGTATGATCTGGTTTTATTGAAAGCCATTTTTATCTGTATGGCTTTTTCGAGATCAATACCATGGAGACCGCAGAAGTCGAAAATTCTGACAACTGCATCAGCGAGTTCAACAGAAAAACCCTCTGGCTTCTCCTTTTCCTCGCCAGAATAATATATTGCTCTCAAAGGGAACCCTTTTCTGTATTCTTCAAAGGCCTCTGATAGCTCGCCATGAGTATTAGAGATAAATTCAGATACCGGTACCTCCTTTTCATGCCAGCCTTTCTCCTTGGCTGTTTCGTGCGCCTTACGGCATAGATCATTTATCTGGGACATTATTCACCTCCTATGAATTTAAAAGGTATCTTACCCTCTTTCATGGCGCGATAAATACCGTTCGCGGTTGGAGTGGGAACAGCAGGGAAGAGTTTGACAAGGGCATCAACGAAAGCCATACGATCTGCAAATTCGATATCTTCGTTTGTCTTTACCGCGTCTACCTGATTTTCTTCCTCAACAAACTCGGCATCAACAACCTCATCATCTTCACCAGAAAGAGGTTCTTCCTCGGGTGCCTCAGTATTAGAAGCCTCTAACTCCGCAGCCTCTTCGTCGGCCTTAATAGCTTCCTCGGCCGCTACCGCTGTCAACCTCTCTTTCTCAACTCTCACGGTATGGAAATCTTTAAGCGCAGACAGCGCGAGACCACAGGCCATGTGAGCATCTTCGGTGAATTCTTCAAAGACCTCTTTACTTGCCCGTGTATTTTCTAAAACATGAATCCGGCCCAATATCTTCTCTGCCGTCGCATCTGGGTCATAGGCGCCCCGGTCCTTTATGGCCTGAATCTTATCTTTGATCTTTGATATACGACCAGCTTCAAGTCCTTCAAGCCTAAGTTTTTCACGCTCATCGTCCAGCCTTTTATCCTCAATCTTGCGTTCTTCCTCAAGCTTTTCACGCTCCGCAACCAACCTTGCATCCTCGGCTATGCGCTCTTCGTCGGCCTTTTCAGTAATCAAAGCCTGATCTCTCATTTCTTCAAGCTTCTCAATAGCCTCAATCTTTGCAGCCTCGGCTATAGGTGTATGCTCGGCAAAGCGATCTAAGGCGATCTCAGTTTCCTCAAGAGATCCGATTATCCCGGACAATTCAAGAGAGGTTTTACCATGGCAGTCAAGAACGACGTTCCTTATCGTGTTGATATCCTTCTCGATGGCGGCTACCCTCTCCTTCTCTTTCTCGGCCTTAACCCTCTTTTCTTCTTCCTTGATGGCGTCCTGAACCTGCTTTCCTGCTTTCATGGGCTCCTCTAAGGCAACTATGAAAGAAATATAGCCTGCTGCCTCACCATCGTTCCTCTTTTTATACGAAACGGCCCCGGCGTTATTTTTCTTACGCTTTGCTTCTATTTTAACCCTGAGCGTCCGAAGTAACGTAAGGCCTGCCTTTGCTATAGCATATCCTTCTTTCGTGCTACAGTCAGGAGCTACACCGTAGTCCTCCTTTAGTTTCGTCAATACTGCTTCCGTTACACCAGTATCGCTGTAATCTATTGGCAACTTTTCAAAATCAACTACCTGTATTTCATTCTTCTCATCCATGATCATCTACCCCTTTCTTTTTAATATTTTATTCCCGGAACATATCCTTTGTGTCTGATACCAGTATGGTTGCGGTATCGGTAATCTTTGATTCCACGAAGTTTATCTTGGTTTCAATTTTCACTCCGGTATCGCTTGGAGTCAGCTTAAGACCAAGGTTTATTGTCATATCCTCAGTCTTGAGATAGGCCTTCTTGATATCTTTCTGGTAATCTCTAAGCATACCCTTTAAGAGATCGCCCCCTCTTCTATTACCCTTTCAAAATCCTGCATACTCTACCCTCCTATTAGTTTGATTTATGAAACTCCTACTATTTTAGCGAAAATGTAATGTCAACCCAATCCTTGAATCCTTCTTTACCGACAAACATATTTTCATATAGCATCCCGTATTGTACAAACATAAATGCTGTATTCTTCTTCCAAAATATAATTGCTTTAAACAGCCACCACGGGAACAGTAATGTAAATAATAATTTTCCCAACATTTTCATATCAACCTCACACTCTTTTGATTTATGAAACTTGGTATACCCTCCAAGAGAAGATATACAAAGACTCATAAGCTTTAAAATAAGGGGGAGGGCGACCCATCACTCTCCCCCTTAAGTAACTTCCAAAATGCAACTCGGCTAAGGTATGCCGGAACCCTTTATTTTATGAGTGCATAAGCCACCTCCTCTTGATTTATTGATTTGGTCCTGCGTCATCAATCTGAATTTTTTATGTTTGCCCGGATAGAGGCTGCTAAAATAAATCTCTCGTAGTCTGATATTGCCTGTGATCTTGGTGTGAATGTTCCTCCCGTTGTTGCATCACTCGCTGCTTTGTTAATTGCCTCCAACAACATGTCTGCCACTACTATTTCTTCTTTAGTCATGATCTTCTCCTTCATCATCTATCTTTTCGTGAAGCCGGAAATCGGCCTTACCTTCATCCCAATCCCTAGCCCTTATCGCTATCTTTTCGCAAAAAGGGCAGTATAGAGGGTCACACTCTTTATTTTCGTGTAGCTCTTTATCTTTACTTACCTGTGACATTGACTCTCTCCCCAATCAAAACTTAATTCTCTACAAAACCCACACCTGCCGCCCCCTGTTCTTGTGCCGCAATCAGGACAATGCTCGAAAGGCGCTGTCTGCTCAGTAGCTTCCTTCTCTTCCTCTATATCAAGGGAATGATCGTCATTATCAGGCATAAACACCCCTTCATTGTTGATTTATCTAATATTGACACACACAAATCGTAGTAAAGCCACCAAGCCCCTTCATCATCTACCCGGTCCATTAATTCATCGGCAAGGTCGTCGTGTCCCTCATGCCAGCAATTAATACTTACCCAGAGAAGATTCATTTTCCTGCCTGCACTTCAAATCTAATGCACTGACCATCGATACCTATTACTGTAATAACTCCAGCCATAAGGCCTCCACACTTACTATCTTTATTGTAGGTGCAACTTCTAGCCCCGCATACAACTACGTCGTTTGTATCTTTCTTGTCTTTGCTATCCACTCAAGCCTCCTTTTTAACCAGCATTAAGTCGTACCCTAAAGCCTCGCAAAGCTTATTTATTGTAACAATAGATGGATTCTTCTTGCCCGATTGAACCTCACTTAAATGAGCCCTGGACATCCCTACCTTACGAGCTAAATCAGCTGCGCTTAATTCCTCCCCAACCATAGCTATCTTTATTTGTAATCCTATTCTCATACGTCTCCTTGTTCGCTTTTGACTTAATAAGATTCTATCAGGGCGAACTATGAATAGTCAAGTTTTTATTTTATTACTTTGTAAGTGATTGTTTTAAAGGAATTTTTGACAAAAAAGCCCCCACGGTCTATTTTCCATGGGGGCTTTAAAAAAATGAGAGCTTCTTAGCTCACCTGTTGATTAAATCTTCATCTTCGCGTTTCTTTATGGATTCCTTAAGACTGGCATGAGCTTCGGCTTGGTCAAGATCTAATTGTTTCCACTCTTCCGCGCTGATATCCCTGTCCTCGTCCCTGGCTTTTTGTATGAGCGTAGACAATTCAGCGGCCTTACTGAGGACTGTAAGTAATACGTTTAACCCTGTCGTTACTGTTATTGCATTCATCATTGCCCCCTTGCGGTTATAATTCGATTAAGCTCTGTTAATAGCGTCAAGGCTGCTATGAGATTGCCTTTGGCCTTGGCCTCATCTGCCGCGAATAATGCTGCCTTGGCGAGCTGCAATAGGTCTTCGGTATCGGTGATCATCTTATCCATAGACTTGACATCTTTAAGAGATATGAGCCTATTGTCGTTCAGGTCTGTCACCGTGATGGTAATGCCGGTCAATGTAGCCTCTGCATAGGCTATTCTCTCCTGCGTACTCTCGGGCGCCGGTAATGTGTTCAAGCCACAAGCTGAGAAGAAAGCCACGCACATTAGAAGTATACTTATTTTCTTAAACATTTTTTCTCCTTTTGTTAAAATTAATTACTGCCGTTTTGTACCGCCGGTTACATTGCTATCCTTGGCCAGTAAGCCGATAATGGTTACACCTACTGTCACCATAGCAAGCTGAGTCTCGGCATCAATCTCATAGCCTAAAAATTTTGGTGCAAATACTGATAAGAGTGTTACCACGGCTGTTGCTGTTGTTCTAATATTAGTCATTTTTCTATTTCACCTCCCTAGTTTCTCCAAATTTAATAGTTAATAAAAGCCCACATTCCTTCTCTATAATCCCGATCAAAGACCGGTATTCCTTCAAGCAATAAACCTTGCCGACTCCTTTAGTGTACGGCACAATAGAACTAACTTCGTATTTCTCGATGTAATCATCCGAATCATTGATGTCGGGTTGGGAGTAATAGACGGCCTCCACAATGTCCTTGTAAGAGTATACAGGTCGATGTGAAGCCCTTACCTTCCATTTGCCTGTAATGTGGTCATAATCGGCCAATATGCCCGTGCTGAACGATAATTTATGGTCCCCCTTCAATATATAATACTTGGGCCCAGCACCCAAGTAGTTTTCTCTGATTCCATTTACATTGTCGTATTTAGCAATATTAAAAAACCATGTTTTCCATTTATCATTTATAGGCCTATCATAATAGATTTCTAAAGATCCCTTGTCTTCGACTAGTATACCTTCAATTTCACTATGGGAGTACTCAGCCTTTAACTGGATAGCGTCTATTGAATCTGATAAAGAAATATCATATTCATGCCCGTTCATAGGTTTGACCAGCTTTATTTCCAGCGTTGCCCCGTAGGACAAAGAAGGAAATAGAAATAAAACAATCAGTATTTTAAGCTTTAAGTAATCCATTAGCTATTAACATCTCCTGTATTTTTTCCGGGGAATATTCTTTCAAAGGGTTGCTCCCGTGTCGTTTCTGTGCATGAGCGATCTCTTTAAACTTCTTCCAATCACCCGACCAGTTGAGGCCAGCGTCCCTTATAGCGTGACCGTAAACTCCCCACTCGAAAGGAGCATCGTCGTAGTTCCATGCAGGTTTACCGCCTACCATCGGCACAGCGTCAAAGGCCTCGGCGTAGTTGTGCCAGCTTTCCCCCGGCGCCGCATTTGTTCTTTTGGGTCCATGACAAGGGGCTGTATTTTGCAGAATATCAGCCAAAAAGCCTAAACCTCTATCTCTGAACTTCTGAATCTTGTAGCTGATCTCTACTAAAGCCCTGGACTGCCTGTAAAGCCTTGCTTGCTCTTCCAGCGGCCTGAGAGTGCAATAGATTAAAATATCAACGCCGTCGTGATCACAGGCTCCCATAATGAGATTAGCGGCTACCTGAACGTCAGGGGCGAGGTCTTCTATTCTTCTACTTGCCATGGTTGCCATCCTTCGCCATATCAAAGAGTTTATCGTTAATACTTTTAATTTCTAAAAATATAATCTTTGAAGAGGTTGCGTGATCTGTTGCCATTCTCTTCATGTGATCAACTAAATGGTCCCTGTCTTCCTTACAACTCTTTTCATCGACACATTCAGCGGCGTGGACCTCTGCCTTATGTTTCTCTATACTTTTGTCGGTTGCCGCTTTATGTTTGTCAATCTGGCTCTGGGTAAACTTATATGAACCGAAAACAATACTAAGTATACCTATAATAGTTCCCGTAGCCCATTTTAAGAAACTTCCATCGTCCATCTGCATATACAGTCCTCCTTTAATGGCTGAACTCTATCAAAAAATTGACTTCTTTGAAAGTTAAATATCTCTTCTCTCTACTGCGATCTTAAGGATCCTGTTCTTTTCCCTTTGGAGCAAATCGATCTCAGCGCGTTTCTGTGTGGCTGACATAACTTTATTAAGCTGAATCAACTTCATTCTGCCAGTAATCCCACTAAGGCGCTTCTGCTGTTTATTGAAATAAGTTCTCCAGCGCAACTTCTCTACGTTCTTTTGCCGGGATTCCTTTGCCTTATTAAACTCTCTCAATTTCCGATAATTCTGAACATCACTGTAAGCGGTATTCATCTCTTGAAGCTGCTCATAGAAGAGTGTGGCATATTTTGTATTCCTGGCAGGGTTCGATCTTACAAACCTCCCAACCGCAGGGTAATCGTCTATTCTCCGTGTAGGCTCCGTAGGGGCTCCCGTAAGCGGCTCCATGAAGATATTATCGATAGTGCCAAGTGTCATGGCTCCTATCCATCCAAGATACCCTTTTACCATATATTCAATTTGCACAGGGGATAATACCACTTTGTCCCAGAGTACCGCATCCATACCCTTGCTTATGGCTATAGTCGTTTCAGAGGTCCATGCCTTTTTACGCTCAGTCTTTGAAAGCCTCTCCATTCCCATAGACTCAATCGGCCTATCCGTGAAAGGGTTTATATTGGAATAAATATCAAGGGTAGGCTGTAACATCTGAGGAACAACACTGAAAGCAAATGTCTGAACTATCATATGCCCGAGTCGTTCAGCGAATAATTCCCCGTGTGCCTCATCATCTACTATCTGCTCCAACATTCTTTCTGCCAAAGTTCCTATGGCTCCGACCTCGAAGGGCTTAGGTAGCCTGAAAGCTTTATCGCTACCTGGTATCTTGAACCACCAGTATGTATCTCTGTCCCACTCTTCCCTTTCCTTAAAATCGTCATCATCCTTAAAGGTAAGGAAGAGCGCCATACTTGCCAAGGCCACCATGGAGGTTACTGCGGCAAGTTGTCGTTGCTGGTCTTTATCAAAGGCCGCGCCGCCGAGTTTATAAAGTCCCTGCATCCTTGCATTAAGAAAGGGAACAACCTGAATGAGAAGGCGAACCGCCGGGGCCGCGCCATGATTAGTGAAGTCCATCAGGTCTCTTGCTTCAAAGTTGGCCTTTAACTCTCCTACTTCCTTGACTCTCTTTTCGTACAGTGCAGCCCTGTTCACATTCTCAAGACGTGATCCAAATTCTCTCCATGTGTCCCAAAAGGTATTAAGTGCCTGTTTTGCACCCTTAAAGGCCTTTGGATTATTGAGAATGTAATCATCTTTTATCCCTTTTTCGATCATCAATCTTGCTGCGTCGGGGTCTGCGCCATATTCATGGCCAAAGTGCATCATTCCACCTCCGGCCATCATACGCGCCTCAGTGATGCTTTCCCTCTTTGTTCCCTTCCATCCAGCGCCAAACACATTGTCAAACACATTGTAGTTCATCTTACCAACCGCTACGGATTGTATTGTATCTCTCAAGAGGTTGGCTATCCTGAACTCAGGAGAAGCGGTGACGCCTATGGTAAAGGCCCTCTTGAACTTCCTCATAGCCTTTAACGCCCGGCTATTAAACCCGTCCCAATTAAGAGAGGTAAGGGATTCCAAAATAAGGGGCTCACTTACGTCATACCAGACCTTGCGTCCGTTTTCCCTCACGAATACAGAGTTAGCCGTCTTTTCTGATTCCTTTATCTGCGTTGCCACATTCATATCAACGGCTGCATCGAGAGATACTTTCGCCGCATTATTTTTTA